AACAAAAGCAGAAAAGGGCTACCTTCACAGGCAGCCCTTTCTACATATTATACAAAAACATTATGAATTATTTCTATATGTTTTCAAACGTATCTCAAATGTATTCTAAATGTATTGATAGTCAAAACGTTACATATTATATGTTTTGTATTTGGGCACATCTGAGATACATTTGGAATACATTTGAAATACAGATTAGATGGTGCTAATTTGGTGCTGAAAATTTGGTGCTTTCAATTTTTATTCTTATCTTTGCAGCCGACAATATAAACTTGTGGCTTATGAAAAAGGAAATAGTGCAAATCAGAGAAAGAAAGATGGCTAGCGGAAAGACTAGTCTCTATCTCGCTTATACCGTCAATGGCAGAAGACAGTATGAATATCCGAAGCTGTACCTACTGCCTGAGACTGGCAAGGGCAAGGCAGCAGCAGTAGCTGCCAACAAGGAGACCAAGAGAATCATCCAAGCCATGCAAGCCAAGAAGATTGTAGAACTCACCCAGAACAGAGGTGGCATCATCGTCAGGAAGGAGCCAAGCAAGATACTCTTTACAGAATGGATAAAGACATTCCGTGAGTACAAGGCTCAGACCACTAGAGGACGAGAGTACATCAACACAATTAATAATGTGGAGAGACACATCATCAAGTATGCTGGTGAGAAGGTCACCATGGCTTCAATCGACAAGAAGTTCTGCGAGGGATTCATCAACTATCTCAAAACAGCCAAGGGCAAGTTTCAAGACCGCCCTCTGAGCGATGTGACCAAAAAGGTGTACTTCACTCTCTTCAACACCATGTTAAAGAAGGCTGTGAAGGATGAGGTTATCTTTCAGAACCCCATCGACCTTATAGATACCAATGCCAAGATTAGAACTCCTGACAGCGAAAGAGTCTTTCTTGATATTGAGGAACTGAAAAGGATGGCGGCAGCAGATGCTAAATGCGAACTGACCAAGCAAGCCTTCATGTTCTCCTGCTTTACTGGTCTCCGTATCTCTGATATAGAGCAGCTTAAATGGAGCGATATAGAGCAGTATACGGACGAGAATGGTACAGCCAAGTATAGGATAATCAAGAAGATGCAGAAGACCCAGCGCATCATCACCTATTCACTATCAAGGGAAGCTGTTAGTTGGTTGCCTGAGCAGACTGGTAGCCTTGTTTTTGATGGACTGGTATGTAGACCGAACCTCAACAACCAAATCAGGAAGTGGGCAGAATCGGTGGGTATCACCAAGCAGATTTCCTTCCATACAGCTAGGCATACTTTTGCAACAATGATGCTGACTCTTGGTGCAGACATCTACACAACAAGCAAGCTGCTGGGGCATTCTCGCATATCCACAACCGAGATTTATGCTAAGATTATAGACAAGAAGAAGGATGAGGCGATGAATCTTATTGATAAGTACTTCGACAAGGACTAGACCCGCTCCGTACCAACTCCGTACCCTCTCCGTACCAACTCGTAGTCTCTGCAAGGTTTGCAACGTATGCTGCAAACTTTGCAAAGATTAAAAGTTAAACTATGTAATTTGCTTCTGATTCTCAGGAGAAAGCCGTAACTTTGCCTCATAAACATTAAAACTCAATGGCTTATGGATAAAGACAGAGAATTAAGATATTACAAAAACGGCTTTTACTTCTATCTTGTATGGATAGGCATAGAGTCTTTTTTCTTGGGAACGTTACTAGCTGATAAACTTATAAATTAGTCCTACAAGTATCGTGATTACTGCTGTAATTATAGCTTTAATCGCATAATCTATGTATGGGTGTTTAGTCTTAAATGAAGACTCCTTCTTTAGAGCCTTCATTTCATCCTCATGTTCTTTCTTTAACGCACTACCATTCCAAAGGATTGGTATCTGGTTCCTGCCCTGCTTTGTAACACTATACACCACCCTAGATTCTTGATTGCTAAAGCCATACCCACGGTCAAGGTATGCGCTCTTCACTAGCAATTCTGCAATACCCTCTTTCCAAGCATCATCAGGAGATACGTGGTCGTAAATGATACCCCATATCTCCTGCTCATACTCTGACTTATCTCGAATATTGTCCAGCAGCACATACAGTTTCTGTTCGTTAGTTATCTCTGCCATTTTACTTTTCTAGTTGGGAAAATATTTTTTCCTAGTGGGAAAGTTAGATGATTAGAAATCAGAATAATCTAAAGTAATATTAAGCATCGGTCTGTCGTAAGCATCTTTATAATTTGCCCTAAACTTCATTCCTGTGCCCCTCATAAACCATTTCCATTCATCACGTTTCAAATCATAATTGCCACTAGCGAACATTCTTCTAGCAGACTCCTTGAATGCAGAACGCAACTCGCCATGAAGTTCAATCAGTTCATTCTCTGAAAAATCATCAGAATCTACATCAAGCTGATAATACGCTGTCAGAGTCCAATTAACGAAACTTACAGCATAGAACCTTGTGTAATCATCCACTTGTATTGGCAACTGTTGATTCAAGTCCTTACAGAAATTCATGTAATTCTGCTTAATCTCCATTTGTTCCTTAACACTCGGTCTCTGTGCCTGCACTCCAATTATCATAAAGAGTGTCAGCAATAATAAAAATAATCTTTTCATATCTACCACATTTAAATTAATAACATATCTTGCAAGGAGTTCTGCCCATATCCTCAGCTTCCTCCACACTTATCTCCTCTATCTCTCCTGAGCAGCGAGAGAGACCTTTGCAATCTCTGTCACAATGGTAACGCTTGGATGAACTGCCAGTACAGATGAAAACATTATCACTAGAGACAGCCGACTTTACGGCAGACTCCTTCTTCTCAGGTTCTACATCAGCAGACTTCTTGGAAGAACTGCTGCATGATGCCATCAGAATGATGGCGAAAAGTAATACAACATTTTTCATTTTTAAAACTCTTCATTTACATAATTATATGGACCATAATGAATTGCAACAAGGTATTTGCCATTCTTTGTCTTAAAAACTTTGATGAAGAATCCGTAATATTTTTCATTTACAGGTGATTCTCCACCTTTATAACAAATAAACCCTTGATGATTTTTATAAGAAATTACGTTATTATATTTATTAGACAAAGTCTCTTTTAGACTCTCCCTTCTTATTTTTGCATTTTCAAACTTATCATAAGCAGATAGAAAATAACATTCATTAAAATAAGTTCCATTAATATCTGCCTGAAACAAAAAACTAGCATTATCAAAGAAATAACCTCCATAAAAGATATTCTCGTATTTTAAGCTATTATATGTAGTTTCATACGGTTCTCCAAATTTTATTTCTAATAATCTTTCTGCTACATCTAGAGACTGCCCGAAAGGAACACCGCAAATAGAACTCTGTGCATATAATATATATGTACAAAGAAACATAAATGCAGATAAAAATAATCTTTTCATACCTACCACATTTTAATTAACCTACATTTGCTTTTCTCATGCCACCGCCCAAGATAGACAATAGCTGGTCGTAGCGTTTCTCCAACTCTTCGTACTTCGCCTTCCAAACAGAATCATCCTTATGAGACTCTTCTATCTCAGGTTTTTCACGATGAGGAGTCTCAGCTACCATATAAGATGATTCATCTATATCTTGGTTACCATACATAGTACCTACCCCACGCATAACCCACTCAGCAGATACGTCAGGAAAGGCAGTCAATATCTTCTCTACGATATTGGCAGCTAAAGTTCTATCACCTCTTAATTGAGGATTTAAAGTAGCTTGCGCTACATTAATCTGTTTAGAGATGGCGTTAACCGATATAGATTTATCCTCCAAAATTAACTTAACTCTCTGATAAATAGTTGCTTCCATACAATTTACATTTATAAACATTAACTAATTAATCTTAATAGATTAATCTTTTTCGAGAAAACGTTTGGTAATTTACTCGAAAAAGAGTATCTTTGCACTCGTAAACATCAAGTTACTCTGATATTAAAAGCAAAAGTACAACAAAAAATTAAGATATGCAAGTAAAAAAGATAAAAATTATCAAAGTTTCGCCTGAGGGACGGAAAAAACTTGCTGAGCGGTATGGTTGCCGAAGGGAAACAATCTACAACGCTCTAGGTTTTAGAAGTTACAGCAAGCAAGCCGAAAGCATCAGGCAGGATGCCTTGAATGAGTTCGGAGGAGTTAAAGACGATAAGGTCGTGTTCTGCTAGGAAGGAGGTGAATATGATTAAGAGATTATTCAGAACATGGCTGAGGTATAAACTCGTAAAACATATTGGCGAGCCTATCAACTACGAACAAGTATTCGAATGGATATATGACTCGCCAATCTTGGAATGGTACATGAGAATCCAAGTAGCACGGTGGAGCGAACATCTAATTAATGTCAGCAAAGTCTCTGATGGAGAAAAAGTAGATTTAGATGAAGCTCAAAAATACTTAGACCTCTTCCATAAGTAAAGTGACTGATAACAGAGGGTACTTTAAAGAACCATCTTTCAAGTCATAAACAGGACAATAACAAGTAGAAATCTGAGCAACCTTATATTTATGGTTTGCATCAATTCTCTTTTGAATCTCAATATCCAAGTTCTCGGCATCGCCAGTTGGATGAGTGAATGTAATTACTTTCTGTTTCATACAAAATTGAATTAAGTTAAAATAAAAATTTGTCACTTGCAAAGGTACAAAATAAAAACTACAATCGGGCAACGGTAGATATAATAATGTATAAAATGAAAATTTGTCACTTTCTGTTTCATACACTACCGCCCGATTTTAAAACTGGAGGAATCCTATGAATGAAATTTCAACTATTGTAGATGGTGACCGAATGACATCACTACAGATTGCAGAGATTACTGGCAAGCCACACGCAGACGTGATGAAAGCCATCAGAAAGATGGAGCCAGCATGGTCTAAAATCAACGAAGGAAATTTTTCCTTGGTTGAATATAAAGACAAGAAAGGCGAGACGAGACCTTGCTACTCCCTCAATAAGGAAGAGTGTCTTTACATCGCCACCAAGTTCAACGATGAAGCGAGAGCCAAGTTGATTAAACGATGGAAGGAACTGGAGGAGCAACATCAAAAGCCATCCGTCCCTCAGAATTATCTCGAAGCCCTCAAATCTCTTGTCAAGTCTGAGGAGGAGAAACAGCAGCTAGCCTTGGAGAACAAGAAGCAGCAGGAACAAATCCTCACTATCAGCAAAACGAACATGGAACTGGGAAACAAGATTACCGATATGCTGCCAAAGGTCAGCTACTACGACAAAATCTTGCAGAGTAATGCCACCATGACCATTACCCAGATTGCTCAGGACTACGGCATGAGTGCTATAAAGATGAACAAAGAGTTGGAGAGTATGCGAATCCAGCATAAGATGAGAGGTCAATGGATTTTGTTTGCTCAGTTCCTGAAGGGTGGATATGTTCACAGCCGAGCAGTTGACATCGTAAGAAGTGACGGAAGTCATGACGTGAAGTATAACACCGAGCGGACTACGAAGGGAAGGATATTCCTTTATGAAGCACTCAAAGCGAAGGGCATTCTCCCCTTGATAGAGCAGGAGAACACTCCCAGCGATAAGGGCACTGGTGGAACAGAGCCAGCCAAGGCAGCTAGTGCCAGTCAACAAACCATCAATTTTAACTGATACGGATATGGAAGAGGAAGAAGTACGGAAATCAGGTATATCTGAGACTCTTAGTCGAATAGAGAAGTACATCATCATCGGGACGAAGAACGTCCTCACGCTCGATGAAGCTGCCATCCTTCTAGGAGTTCAGAAACGGACGGTTAAACAGATGGTAGCAGACAACATCATCCCAGCATACAAGCCGAACAGAAGGGCGGTCTACTTCAAAAAGAGTGAACTGGAAGGCTGGATGTTGCAGAACCGCATCAAGACTCAGGCAGAGATAGAATCAGAGGCAGCAGCCTTATATAGTGTAATTCATTAAATAGAAAGAATATGTTAGCAAATATTATGTTCGTGGCATCCATCGTGATGTTTGTCCTCGTAATCAAGGAAGTCCGCTCTTACTTCAAGGAAGTAGGCGAATAGATATATGGAGATTGAACCTCAGCAAATAGTTGGTTATTATATTAAGTTCTTATTCATCTTCAAAATGAAACATAAGTTTCGGTCAGCAGAGGTTTTTTGGAGTTTGCTACTCCCAGTCTCCACAAATTGTAGTTTTAGTCATTTTTTAATGTTTTTAGTTATTTAATTATTGTTAGAAAGCGCAGGTAGCTCAGTTGGTCAGAGCAGGAAGGTTCATCGCCTTCATGTGTCGTGGGTTCGAGTCCCACCTTGCGCCCCATAGCCCGATTCCAAGGCTTCATATCGGATAGGATAAACCTTCCTAGAGAGGTACACGTACCCAAAAGGAGCACCGTTAACTACAGATGATGCTTAGACGTGGAAGTAGCAAGCTAGTACCTACACCGTTCAGGTGGAATTGGGAAACACTTGGAGTTCACTTGTGAAGATGCAGACCTGATGCCGTGACCCTTATATATAATAAGGTAGCATCAAGAGGTAGAAGCGCACAACTACAATTCGGTTTTAATGCAGCCAGCACGTTCCATTCTTAAAAGGTTCTGAAAATTGTGGTTATTAGTATCAAGTATGTGCGATTACTAGTGCTGGGAGTCCTAAGCCTCCATGAATGCAGAAGGAAACCTTGGGCGCACGGATGGAATTAAAGGCTAGGAACGTGCGCCCTCTTATAAAGAGTTTAATACATTAGTATACTTCATACAAATTACATTTTTAATCTTACGTTTTGCGGTAGCGACCGCTCAGGTTTATACAATTAAATAAGAAGCACTCGCCCCACCATTCGTGAGAACCGTGGGGTTTTTAATTTGAACATTTTTAAACCATACGAAATATGATATACAGACCAAAAAGTTGTCACGACTGCATCTTTGATGCAAGTTGCGATAACCCGAACAAAAACCATGACGGAAGCTACAGATGTAGCAACTGGGAATGGAAATATCAATAATTGTAATATACAGAAGATATGAAAGAACTTATCTCGATTCAGTCAGAACTGAAAGCACCGAAGTCGCAATTCAACAAGTTCGGTGGTTACAAGTATCGCAAGGCAGAGGACATTCTTGAAGCTGTCAAGCCTTTACTCGCCAAGCAGAAATGTACGCTCATCATCACCGATGATGTAGTCTTGATAGGCAACCGCATCTACGTGAAGGCAACTGCTACCATCAAGAACGAGAAGGGTGAGTATGAAACAACCACTGGTTGGGCTAGAGAAGAGGAAACCAAGAAAGGTATGGATGGCAGTCAGATTACTGGAGCATCCTCCTCCTACGCCCGAAAGTATGCTCTCAACGGTCTCTTTGCGATTGATGATAATGCTGATTCTGATACCACCAACGATGTGCAGCATCAGGCAGCGCAGCAGCAAGCGCAGACTCAGGCACAGCAGCCAGCATCACTACAATTAAATCCAAACAACCTGAATGAAGGTTTGGCATACCTGAGCAGATGTGCAAACAAGGACAATCTGTTGTGGGTAATTCAGCATTACAAGCCACTCTGCTCTAACGCTCAGTTCATGCAAGCAGTATCAGCCAAGAAGAAACAATTAGGTATACAATAATATGACAGCAGAAACAAAGAAAATCACTCTGAATGCGCCAAAGGTTACATTCATTGAGGAATCTCATCAGTACTTCCTTGGCGAGAAAGAACTGAAAGGCGTAACTGGAACGCTCATCAAGAAAGCCTTCCCCGACACCTACAAGAACATTCCTGAATCGGTATTGATGAAAGCAGCAGAGCGAGGAGGTCTTATCCACAACACTTTTGAAACCTTCTGTTCTATCTTTGATTCCGACATCAAGAAGTACCCGAACCCTACGGAAGAGCTTCAAGCCTTCCATAGTATGTTAGTCGCATACGATTTACACTATGTAGCATCCGAGTATCTTGTTACCGATGGCGAGAACTTTGCATCTGCCATTGATGGAATCTTTGCCGACAACGAAGGCAACATCTATCTGGTAGATTACAAAACCACCGCCACCCTTCACTACGACAACGTATCTCTCCAGCTATCCATCTATGCAAAATGGTTCGAGGAGCAGAATCCTGACCTAAAGGTGAAGGAAATTGTCTGTATGTGGTTCAAGAACGGACAGAGCAAGTTCCAGCCACTCCCAAGGGTATCAGATGAGCAGATAGACGATTTGATAAACGCTTATCTCGCTGATGATGCAGAATATCAGTATAAGGTGGAGGTTCCTGAGCAGTTTTCAGCACTAGAGCAGGAGTACAGACTGGTTTCCGCTCGTATGGATGTCCTGAAGATTAAGCAGGATGATTTGAAGGAGCAGATGATGAAGATGATGGAAGCCAACAAGCAGAAATCCATCAAGACCAACATCGGTTCTTACTCTTATGTGGCAGCTACCACCAATAAGACCTTCGACACGAAGCTGTTCAAGGACACGGAGCCTGACCACTATGAGCACTATCTGAAGGAAACGACCACCAAGCCATCAATAAGAATCAAACTTAATTAAGTATAGATATGAATGTAAAGTTTACAGGTAAAATTATTTCAGTTGGGCAAGTTCAAATGGGAACTTCCCAAAACGGAACTCAATGGAGCAGTTGTGAATACACGATTGAGGAGTTGAATCAACAATACCCTTCTAGAGCCGTTATCCAAGTTTACGGTTCAGACAAGATTCAGCAGTTCAACATTCAGTTAGGTGAAATCATCACCGCAAACATCGGATTGAAGGCACATCAGTCTAAGGACGGACGATGGTTCAATCAGTTGGACTGCTGGAAGGTAGAGCGACCAAATGGTCAACAGCAGGGTCAGGTAGTACAGAGCCAGATAGGTCAGGCTCAGCAGCCAGTTGGTGGGTATTACCAGCCACAGCAGCAGCCAGTACCTCTGAGCCAGCCACAGCAGTTTCCCCCTCAGGTTAATGCAAGCGGTCAACCTATTCAGCAGAATGCTCAATATGCAGTTGGTCAGCAGAAAAATGGTCTCCCATTCTAAACATTAATATATAAGGTATGGAAATTCATCTAGTAAGAACCTCCACTGGTCTTCGCCCCTACACGGATGATGATTACGAGGAAATGAAAAAGATAAAGGTTGGTTCCATCGTCAAGGCGAACATCGTCCGACCACGCAACGTGAAGTTTCACCGCAAGTTCTTCGCCCTTATCAGAGCAGCATGGGATTGCCTCACAGAGCAGCAGCGCACAAACCTTCGCTCTGTAGACACATTCCGTGAACAGCTTCTGATAACCTCAGGATTCAGCGAACCGCTCTATGACCTCAACGGACAGAAGTTCTTGGAGAGAGCCAAGTCTATCTCCTTCGCCAAGATGGATGAGCCAGCCTTCAATGAAGTATATAGTAGATGTCTTGATACCATCCTGACCATTCTCATGGGTAATGGTATTACAGAAGACGAGTTTAATAACATTTTACAAAATTATAGTTAGTATGACACGTAGAAACGACAAGCGCAACAACAGACTTAACCGTCAGCGCAGCAACAATTCAGAGTTAAATCCATTCGCCCAGATGCTTTTCGGAGCACTCCTTGGCAAGGGAGTAGATATGATTGCCAAGAAGATGGCAGAGAATGCCGAGGAAGAGACTCCTGATGTTAAGGATGGCAATCCTATCACATACGAAGATGTTCTCAAAGAACTCTTCTTAAATAAGAATGCATATTGGGTTAATGGCAAAGACGATATACGTAAAGGAAAACAGGATGATGTATGTTACAAAGATGCCATCAACTGCACCGCTCTTGCTCAGGTAAAGCGTTTGGTTGCTTTCAACAAGTTGCAGAACATCGCCAAGTATCTCAATGGTGATTGGAAGCCAGATTTCGATGGAGACCATGAAAACTGGTGCATCATTAAAGAAGATAATAATTCTATTACATTGTATACTAGAGTACAGAACACTGCAAGTGTTTACTTCAAAAGTGCTAAACTTGCCAATGAAGCCATCGAAATCATGGGTAAAGAATCTCTCAACGACCTTTTCTCAACTGATTGGTAATGGCAAGCTACGCTGAAATCAAGGCAAAGCTACAGCAGGAAGGCAAGAAGATACGCAAGCGATCATCCTATGATGAGCACAACTTGCAAGCCGCAGAGGTCAGGTATATCCGTGGGGTATATCCTGACCTTGAAGGTGTCTTCTTTGCCGTTCCTAATGGCGGCAAGCGAACCTCCCGACAAGCCGCATGGCTGAAGGAAGAAGGTATGAAGGCAGGAGTATCTGATATGATTCTCCTGAAGCGCACCTCTCAGTACGGTTTCCTCTGCATCGAAAACAAGACCCCGAAAGGCAGACAGGAATCCGAACAGAAGGTATTTCAAAACGAAGTAGAACGACATGGTGGCAAGTACATCATCGTCCGCTCTATAGATGAATTTATCCAAGCAATCGACAATTATTTAAATGGTGAATTATGAATGATATTAAATTTGATAATAGTTTTTTTAGAGAGGAACCATCTATTATAGAACAATTCTTAGTAGAATATCAGGAAAAAGCAGATGAATATATTACACAAAAAATTATTGCTATTCTTGAATCCAAAGGTTACAAGGTAACACCACCTCCAAAGGAAGTCAAAGACGAATATACCTTTGAGCGAGCATGGAACTTGTACGACAAGAAGGTAGGTTGCAAAGCCAAACTTGAAAAGAAGTGGAACTCCATGAGCCTGAAAGACCGCAAGGAGGCTACAGAGTACATACCTCTCTATGTAATCTCCCAATCCAACAAACAGTTCAGGAAGAACTTCCAAACTTTCCTCAACCAACGGGGTTGGGAAGACGAACTCATCGGAGCAACACCACCGCCAGCAGCCATAAACGAAAAGCCTTCCGAAATTAGCCAGCTCATCGCAAAGACAAAGGTAGAGCAGCAGACAACAGAAGAAGACAAGAACCATGCTTTCCGTCAGCGCATCTACGGAATGATAGACGTTCTGAAAAAGAATCCTCAGAGCTTCTGTAGAAAGCAGTTGGAAATATACCAAGCCAATGGAACCTTGGAACGCTTGGGCATCCATTGGAATCCATAATATCTACGAAACCGTTTACCACAATGATACAAATCAGCAAGTACAACAAGCAGCATCCCCTCAGGGTCTTTGAAGCCTTTGCAGGATATGGCAGTCAGAGCCTTGCCTTCAAATACCTCAAAGAAAAGCATCCTGAGTTCGACTTCAAGATTGTTGCCTTTTCAGAAATAGAGTTCTCAGCCGTGCAAGCATACCACCTACTTCATGGCAGGGATATACCTAACTTCGGCAATATCGCAAGGATAGAATGGAATGAGGTTCCCGACTTCGATTTCATCAGTTGGTCTTCACCTTGCCAAGACTTCTCCAATGCAGGACTTCGCAAGGGTGCAGAAGAAGGTAGCGGCACACGCTCTTCCCTGATTTTCCAAGAGAGGAGAATGCTGGAAGCAAAGCATCCTAAATATGTGATGCTCGAAAACGTGAAAGGTCTTCTATCAAAGTCAATGAGAAAGTACTTCTTCCAGTACCTCAAAGACCTCGACTCCTTCGGTTACACCTCCTTCTACAAGGTACTGAATGCCAAAGATTACGGAATCCCTCAGAATCGTGAGCGCATCTTTGTTATCTCCATCCTCAGAACAGAGGACGAACCGAACCCTGAGTATCACTTTCCTTCGCCTATCAAGTTAGAGACAACGGTTGAGGACATATTGGAAGACGATGTATCTCCCGAATATTTCCTATCCCAGACTCTCATAGAAAAGTATCTCACAAAAGCAGACATCAATGAATCAATCGAAAAACTCTACCCCGAAGATTTCAATACCGAAAACGGCTGATGGCTGCTCTGTTACTGTCACCTCCAGTTTTTCAATGACCAGCGTAATGAACATGCTTGATACTGGTCATTATCCAAAGGGTGGAGTCTTAATCATCAAAAAGATATGAGAAAATCCATTCTCTACAAGGAACGCACAGCCGAAGGAAGGATGCTACGCAAAGCATACGACACTCATAAGTGCAGCTTCCACGCAAAGATGAAACATAGAACACCACGTACCGATGGACTCAGTAACACCATCACAAGTTTCTTTACTGACAACTTAGTATTAATCGTCAAAGAGATATGATAACAGGAGGAAAGAGAATGAAATCCCTGCTCCTATCGGGGAAGGTGAAACATGATGTAGGAGGGCAAATCCTAGACATCTACAACCAGTCTGTCATACAAGGTATCTCCCCTACCATCAAGACAACCATTTATAAATCAGACCTTACATTCGTAACAGTCATGAACAAAGAAATCATTCATACCGCTCCAAACGGAAAGAAATACTCCATCCAAATCAGGAAATACACTCCAAGAGATTGTTTCCGACTGATGGGAGTACATGAAGCTGACATAGACAAACTCCTGAGCAAGGAGAAGTCTGGCCAACTCATTATCAGCAAGAGCAAACTCTATGCCCTTGCAGGAAATTCAATAGTAACCAACTGCATGACCGCCATGTTCGAGGAACTGATATTCCCCTCAGGAAATCTCTACCATGACAAGACTGGTCAGCTATCCCTATTCTAATATGAATATTTTTGGATATATCAAGGTAGGCAAGCGAGTAAGCAAAGCCCACCGCCTTCTCTTTGAAGGTAAGACCCTTGTGTTATGATATAAAGACAAGCCTATCATCGGAACTATGATTGAGGGCAAATGGTACAACATAGACATAAGCGGCAACAAAGAAATGCTCATGTATCAGTCTTTAGTAACTCACGTCTCATTCTTACCTTCGCCAAATGAAGACAGAGAAAGAAAAAATCCTAGCCATCATCGCTGAGATTCAGGCAGAGCGTGAAGCTGCCCACATCGTGCCGCCACACGTCCTCACAGCCGAAATCATCAATCGAGGATTCCATCAGCCTTATCAAGCCATCAATGAATTATGCGCAGAAGGCAAGATAGACTGGCACAGAACCCTCAACGATATGGCATTCACTATCAGAAAATAACAAATCAAGAACAATATGGAACAAACACCACTCACACAGCAACTGCTAAAGCAGTTAATGACCAAGGCATACGAGAATGCCAAAGCCAAAGGCTTTTTAATGCCAGATTTAGACATCAACCAAGAGTTAATGCTCATCATCACAGAAATGGGCGAAACCATTCAAGCCAGCCGTCACGACCGCCATGGTAGTATTGAAGACTACAAAAAGTTGCTAGGTATATACAACATTATGTGGCTGGATGTACCTGAGGAGAAATCCTACGAGGAATCCTTGGAAGGAACCGTAGAGTCCGAGTTTGCAGACATCGCTATCCGCATCATGTCGCTTTTGGGATGGTATGACTCTCAGAAAGTAATCTGCCTTATGAACGACACAGAAATCAGAAAGACAGAAGAATATCACAAGGTAGAATTTGAGCACGGAAACTACTCCCTTCCTGATGCCATGTATCTTATCATCACTCGCATGACCTACTTCCCTTTCTCCTGCTCACCAGCATGGATGAACACCTTGCGCTTGCAGGAGATTCTGGTTATGGTCTTCGCCCTAGCCCACATAGAAGGCATAGACCTAGTTGAGCAAATCAATTTAAAAATGAAGTATAACGAATCACGTCCGTACCTTCACGGATGCAAATATTAGGAGGACAAAATTATGTTTGGAATAGAACAGATTTCAAGAAGATGCTTAATGACACTGAGTGATGGTAGCAAAGTCCAAGCTACAATCACCATCCCAAAGCCCACCAAGCCTATCTTCCCTGAGCAGATGGAACGTCAGTTCATTGAGAGTTTTAATAATTCGCAACCCCTTGCAGTAAACAAGGTTGTTAAGTGTCACATAATGAGAAATTAGTTATGGAAGATTTGCCTATAGGGTCAGAAATCGTCTTGAAGGTGGTTGAGACCGAGAAAGAAGAATGCAATGGCTGTTTCTTCAATGAGATATGTAGCGACATTTATGAAATGGTTTGCCAAAATTTCAAGTGTTACGCAGGCGAAAGAAAAGACGGAAAGAATGTTCAATTCAAAAGAGTAAAGTGATTATGATAGACGATAAGAAAATAGAAGCTGCAAAGGAAGAAATCTACGAGGATAGATTCTTGCTCAATGGTGAAGAGATAGTCTTCGACAATGATGCTAAAGAGGAAATGTTCTACAAAGAGGACATCAAAGAAGCTATTGAACTAGGTGCTAAGTGGGCTATCAATGAGTTCTTGAAGGACTTGTGGCATCCTGCTAGCGAAGAGCCAAAGGAAAAAGTGCCTTTATTGTATTATAGAAAGCACAAATTCTTGCCATTTATGGTAGATAAACTTACTGATGTTTATGACTGGAATGCTTTGGTATATAATTTCGATATAACCAAATGGCTCTATATTGATGATTTATTACCAAAGGAAGGAGGCAACCATGATTAAGCCAGTTACTATGTACTCTGTCGTTTGTGACAGATGCGGAAAGACCTTCATTGATGAGTTTAATGGCATTGCAGCTTGGTTAGACGAAGGTACTGCCAAAGAGCAAGCAATGGAAAGCGAATGGGCAGAGATTGGCGATAAGCACTACTGCCCAGACTGCTATGAGTTTGACGATGAGTTAGATGAGTATGTTCCTAAAAAGAAAGGAGATTAGTATGAAAGAGCTTAAAGTTGGAGAAAGAGTAACTGTTACTCTTGAAGTTGTTGAGCAGGATGGTTGCGATGGTTGTTTCTTTAGTATTGATGGTACGTGTTATAACCCGACCAGAAATGGTTGGGCAGATGGATTTCAGTGTGAACAAGAAGACCGTTTAGACGGTAAGAATGTAATCTTTAAAGAAGTAAAGGAGTAAAGCGTATGAAACAGAAGTTAAAAATGATATGGCGAATCCTCCGTGACAGACAGGTTGTAGTAATAACCGAAGACCACGGAAGAATGTACTATAATTGGGACACAAGGAGTCTTGAAGATGTTTGCCAAATGTGTCACAAAGTACACGAAATGGCTTATATGATGAATAATAAAAAGTAAAGCGTATGTATTTTGAATATAGAATTGTCAAGATTGAGAAAGGTTTGTTTCTTATTGAATATAAGACCACTCCTTATGGAGTTTGGCATGAAGTAAAAACAAACAGTTCAAGACTAAGCAAAAGGCAGAAGCTTGGGCTAGAAAGAACTTTGTTTAATAAAGTAAAGCGTATGGCACAGAAATATATTAAAGACGATATTGTTATGTATGACAACAGAATACATACAATTATAGATACACTTGGGTTAAATAACTATGAGTTATCTTATATAAGACATCAAGTAAACCGAGAAGAGTTATCTGGAGTTCATATTACTCCTGAGTTTCTTAAAAAGAATGGATGGAAGAAGTTCAAGCGTCCTTATAGCAGAGATTATTGCTTTAGACGAAAAGGCTACCCAACTTTGAACATACGTTCAAATAATGAAGTGTATTTCCATTGGGGAGACCACGATAAAAGCATAACTGCCGTGCATCAACTCCAGCACCTTCTCTTCGGTTTAGGACTTAACTCAGATATGGAGGTGTAGGTATGAGTGTAGCAACACAAGTAAATCACCATTGCCCTTTCTACGGAAGAAAATGTTACCAATGCGGTTATTGGAATCGTAGAGGAAATGAATGTGAGATAATAACTCATCAAGACAGAAAGATTTGATGTTTAACCGCCTTCTGGCATAAATTTAAGAACATGATACAGAATATAATAAAAAAAGTGCTACGTAAGTGGCTAAAGAAGACAGTTTATAGTAAAGATTTACTAATAGCCAATAACATAGCACGATTTGAGTGGGTTTACAATTCACCTCTTCATCAGTGGAGAGATAGAATCTGGGTTGTCAATCATTACCCTTTCAAACAAAAAGAAGGGTATGACAAATGTCTAAAAGAGTATCTTTACAAATAACTCTTTTCTATCAAATCTTTTAAATCATCAAGTTTAACTTTAGTTGCAAAAGTTTCACCTGTTGAAAGTTTGATACAGCAAACATCGTCTTCTTCATAGAATTTAACGATGTGGTCAGGGTTGATAACACACATGTATGTGCAATCCTCTGACATTAATTTAACTAAATGCTTCATATCGTTTATATTTTTAAAATTAAGCGGTACAAAGATAATAATAATTTTCGAGAAGCAAGCAAACAAAATGATATTTTTAAAATTAAGCACTTTATTTTATCATCGCTTGCTTCTCATTTAACCATCCCTTATGGGATATAAATATAAGTAATATGATTAAGAAGTACAGAAAAAAGCCAGTCACCATTGAAGCTATTCAGTTTGAAGATAATGCAGATTGTATATTAGCTATTCATGAGTTTGTGGGGCAGGAAACTACAATGGTTAACTATGAGGATAAAGACAATCCTTATATAAAGATTGAAACTCTTGAAGGTACAATGAAAGCCTCAGTCGGAGATTATATCATCAAAGGTGTAAATGGAGAGTTCTATCCTTGTAAGCCTGCTATTTTCGCTAAGACTTATGAGGAAGTAACAGAGTAACTAACCGCCCTCTCCTTGGCAACAGGGAGAGGGTAAAAAGAAAAGAATATGGCAGAGATTATTTACTTTGGAACAAATGGGTGTTCCGGTCATTATCCTATTGGCATTGACAAAACGCTGACAGGGGCAGAGTATGAGATATGGCGCGAATGCGATAATGAAACTTGGATAAATAATATCCGAAAGAATCTTGGTCGCCACGTTATCAAACATCACGGAGAGGTTTATACTAATTATGGTGTTCCGTTCTCTGTAGATGACGACAGAGGTGGTTGTCATACCGAACTATTTTGGAATGGCATTCATACGGAAGAAGAAATTATCAACTTGATAAAAAGTAATTCGTTTTTATCAAAGCAGTTTAATTTAAAATAATATAGTTATGGCATGGGTAGCAGTAGATTATATCGGAGAATGGATATTCAACTACAAGCCTGATATGTGGGCTGGTGATCGTATCGAACATAATTATTGGTTGCCACAAGATAGACATGGAGCTTATGGTTTTCAACTTCCACAAGGTAGCATTAAAAAACTCATCGGAAGAGAACTTACTTCTGAAGATGAGCCAGTTGAACTTAAATAATTGTGGCATATGAAGAAACAAATAATCTTAGAAGAACAAGATATTAAAGAGTTCCACGAGGATGCGGAGCATCTACGTTGGCTATACAATAGAATGGTGTGTGAGCATAGCGAAAATGAAAACTTTGATTACATGCGTCGCTTCGTCAAAATATTCAATAAGTTAAAACAATTATAGATTATGGAGATTAGGTTGGCTAAGAAGATAATGAAAGCAGACACTTATGCTGATTATCCAAGTAAGCATCCTTCACCTTACTGGAAAGCGAAGTTTAAGGAAGCTTATAACGAGTATGGTTGTGTTACGTTCTGTGAAGATTCGAGAAAGTGTAAATACCGCAACAAGTTCGACCATCGTATCAAAAAGGCAATTAGTTTAACAATATAAGTAGTTATGAACAAAACAGATTTATATTCAGCATTACTCTTCCTGATGGTTAAACTGGAAGAGGAAAAGAGCAACCCGATGTCTGACAAGAACTTTGTTGCTGCATTGACGGAAGTGCTCAGATATTTCCGTGATAACGGAGAGTTAAAGAAAGCCTATGAGCTTCAAAAGGATTCACTAGCAGACTTGGCAAATAGTTCTTGGGCGAAAGCACTAAAGGACTATGTTTCCTCCAAAAATCATGAAGACGGAGTTGATGCAAAGTTTCCTGATATAGATGAACTTATTAAGGAACTAGCATCTGATGAGTTCATCGAAAAGAAAATCAAGGATATTCTTGGCGATAATTAAGTAGAATTTTTTAAAGAAGAAATTATGAAGATAGAAAATTACAAAAGAGCAGAACAAATTCTTTCTACCATCAGAAAACTTGATGATTTGAAAGATTGTATCGATAAGTTTGACGATGTAGATTGGAGCTTCAATTATAAAGCAGTTTTTAATCGCAATTTTTCAGAGATTGCAACCGACAAGGATTTTGTCTCTAGATTCAAAGATTTTATTGAGAAAGAGAAACTGTGTTTAAATGAAGAGTTTGAAAATTTATAAGCTATCTAAAAAAATATTCCATGAAGATAGAAATTACAAGAGTAACGGACTGGCAGCGTGTAGTGGATGCTGCTCGGTTCACACAAGGCAAGAAACCGTTGGGACATGAGCCTAGCGATGAGTTCAAGAAACAGATGATTCTCAGCGAGCATTCACCACTCAGAGAATTGGAGTTCGATATTAAAATGTATGGCATACCATATTGGGTGAGCAACCATTTTGTTCGCCATGTTCATGCTCAGCCATTCGTTTCCACATCTAGACCAGATATTACTGGCTCCAAGGTATCTCGCCACGATATGCGTCAGGATGAGTTGGTCAACTTGCAGCTATCTCTCAACGCTCAGGAGATTATCAATATCTCCAAGCTGAGACTCTGCAACAAGGCATCCGAAGAGACAAGAGAGGTGTGGTACAAGGTACTTGATAAGTTGGCTTGTATCGAACCTTTGCTTGCATCAGCTTGTGTTCCTCAATGTGTATACAGAGGATTCTGCCCTGAGCAAAAATCATGTGGCAGAGACAAGAAAAAAATATTTTCTGTTACTAGAAAATACTACAAGAATCTAGAATTATACACAGCACACTAACAGACAATGAAAAATCCCAAATATACCGTAAACGAATATGTCGGTGGGCACTTCGAGTACATCACTCCCTGCCCATTCGGCATTCAAGGCAAGTACACCTATGAAGTCCTGATGGTAGGTAGCCTTGCTTGCCAGCGATGCGAACACTTCCGAGGTATCAATACAGAGGATTGTGTCGTATCTTGTGGAATCGAATAGTTTTAAGAGTGCAGTCTATCTGCATTCTTCTTAATAATTAATCAAATTTAATATATGAATACAAAGAAAATCTCAATTATCCAGCGTATCAAGGAGAAGTTCCTTGGCAAACAGTTCTTTATTGCAGTTATCGCCAACAAGGGAACCAGTTCCTACTTCGTCAACTCTACCATCTACCGCTCAGAGAAGGAGGTGAAGACTTACAAGAAGTACATCACTACAGACGAGCGCATGAAACAGAGCTTCGATTTCGTAGGCTATTATGGTTTCCGTTCCAAGTTCGACTTCCGCATACCTCTCAGCGGAAAGCCAGTATCAGTTGAAGAGGCAAAGAAATTGGCAGAAAAGTAGTATGGGAAAACTCATAGACCTTACAGGAAAACGGTTCGGCAGACTGGTTGTTTGCCGCCGTGCTCCTAACGTAAAGGGAGCGAAGAACGGAGCATATTGGATATGCAAATGCGATTGTGGCAGAGGAAAGACGGTGGTCAGTTCTGCCCTACTCTCAGGTTTCACTCGCTCTTGCGGTTGTCTTCGTAGCGAGACAGCAAGCAGAATCGCCCGTAAGATGGTAGCCATCAACAAGGAAAGACGTGAGAAATTAACGGATAAAGTAAGTAATACATAATTCCATATTATATTTGCAAAATGAAATTCAAGTATTTAATAGATAAAGTAAATGGTTTCAGGCACCGCAACGATTTTGTGGTACTAGACGGAAGAGCCAACTCGGTCACACTCTCCAAGGGTATCTACGACCACATCATGCACAAGGAACGTTTAGACACCTCTATCTTTATGTTCAGACTATCTGACAGAGGTACATACGGATTCTGTATGCGTGAGGATTGGGAAGACCTTCGCAAAGCCAACACCGCCTTCACTCAGCTTCAGTTCAATCAGAAGTATAAGAAGGTAGGTTTCAGAAGTGACTACCCTTCCATAACCGCCATCCTTGATGAGTACAACCTTCCTCTCAACAGAATGGTTCGCCTTACTTGCATCCCACGCAAGTCACAAAAAGGAGAACCTTATTACGAAATCATGCGACCAAACTTAAATTCAAGCACATGGGAACAAAACAAGATGTAATTTTCAAAGGCTTGACCCACTCGCCATCCGACTATGATTGTCAGGATGGTGAGTTGGCAACTTGTCTTAATCTCATCAATGAGGATGGGGCACTCCACCCTATCCACCAGCCAGTGGTGGTTGATGAGAATATCATACTGGATGCAGACGATACCATCGAACTGGTTCATAAGGTAACACACGATGAAACGATTCACTCTCACTACATCATCCGTAAATCAGATGATACTTGGTTCTGGATGGAGAAAGGTGGTGACGGAACCAAGAGCACCATCGACTTGAACGGATTCCATGTCAATGCCGTTACAGCAGTTGGCAATATCTTATGTTTCATTGGTGACGAAAAGACAATGTACGCATATTGGGAAGGTAGCAACTACACAAGTTTCGACCTTTCTTCACTTAGCTATAGTGCAACTATCACCAATGTTAAGTCTGAAAGATGTGATGTATCAACCAACCTTGGCGATGATTGGGATAATGCTTTTGAGACGAACAGACACTTTAATAATAACGTAGATACTTCTCTCAAAGGCGCATCTATCATATTCAACGCACTCGATTCACTTATCAACAAACGACTAAACGAAAAAGGCAAGGAATACTTCAAATATACGGTTTTTGGAGTATTGGCTATCAAGTTATATGATGGAACCTCATACATCAACATATCAAATCCATTCATCCTTGCACCTGAAACATCATTCAATAAGTTTATCTGGTATCAGGAAAAGAAATCTGTAGGCACAAGCACAAGTCTTCACACCCACACCATCAACGTCAGCATGGATATACCCGAAGGCTTGGAAGACCTCATTCTTGGTGTAGATGTTTATCTGTCACAGCCTGAATCCTTTATTGATACAGAAAAAAGAACAAGAGGTATTTCACGATACAAATGTTTTCTTTGGAATAGCAAGATGGCATCAGGAGTTAATTGTGATGCCTTCCAATATTTGTCTGAGGAAGATATATACCAGTCGTTTGAAAACAAATCCTTCTATCTTAGTACCAGTATCAACAAGGAAAAGCTAGGCACAGATGTACAACTCAAACGAGTTTTACAGACAGAAGAAAGTATTTCTTTGGCAGACTTCAAGCGAGACTCTTTTGGAGGCAAGTGTGCTATAACATACAACAACCGATTGCATATAGGAAACGTAAAGAAGACCATCTATAATGCTTTCGATACTAATATTTTCTCCAAGAGAAATATTTCAAACACACAGCTATACCTAAATGAATATACAGACGTTGAGGCAGGTAATGCTACCAAAAATTACATTTGCGATGCTGTATTCAAAGTAAGCATCAGCGAAAATAGCATCAAGCGAGACGTATACTATAGAGGTGAGCTGCAATATCCTATCTCACCTATCTTGGCATTTCCCAATACGCTTGCCACAGCAATGACCATATATTTCTATTTGCCTAAGTATGGCAAATACTACTCCAAAAGTGTAAACCTGAAACCTTCTAATACATTCGGAATGTCTTACTACATCAACATCAGTAAGAATCGTACAACACCTACTTCCGTAGATAGGCAGTCTTCCAATTCATTAGATAATATAGGATTTGGTAGTAGGGTTGATGCACCTACAGAGGAGGAGAAATCAGAATTATCTGATTATATGTACCTATATCACGATGATGCTGGTCTTCCTGCCTTCATGCAAGTATTCCGACGCAAACTCATTAAAAATAGCTCTTCTGGAGGAAGAACAGGAGCGGGAAGTAATGGAGGTGGAAGCTTTGGAGGTCAAGGTGGTTCTGTTGTATCATCTTCATATAGCTGGGATAGCACAATGATAAATACTGGAGACTTCACTGAGATAAGTCAGGGAGAATACGATAATGCTTTAAGTAATGTCGGTAGCCAAGAGTATATTACGCAACATCCTAACGTCATCAAGGTTAGCGAAGCAGAGAACCCATTAATGTTTCCTGCATCCAATTCTGTTCAGATAGGTTCTTCTATCATCAACGCACTAGCCGCCAACACCCGACCTATCAGCGAAGGTCAGTTTGGTGATGCTCCTCTCTATGCCTTCACCGATGAAGGTGTATGGGTATTGATGCTGGGCAGTGAAGGAACCTATCAGGCTCGTCAGCCAGTGCAGCGTGACATCTGTTCCAACCCGAAGGGCATCTTGCAGATTGATGATGCCGTTCTGTTCCCTACAGAGCGAGGAATCATGATGCAGCAAGGAAGGGAAGCTGTATGTATCACAGACGTTTTGGATGATTATCCTTTCGACTTCCTACAGATTTATTCCCACTCCACCAAGGATAAGACCTACCCTAACAGATTGCTTGCGCTCGGAAATATCCCTGAGTCTGACGTGCAGTACGTGAGGTTCAGAACATACCTACAGTCAGCAGATATGATTTACGACTATTATGACAGCCGTATTATCGTTTTCAACCCAAGCTACACCTATGCTTATGTGTATTCATTGAAGAGCAAATTTTGGGGTACGATGCACAATGTATTCAGCAAACGAGTCAACATCTATCCTGAGTCTTACGCAATCAACGATAACGGACGTATTGTTGATGTATACGTCAAGGAGCCAACGGAAGATGTGAGGTACTTCCTCTGTAGCCGACCGTTATCTCTCGGTCAGGAAGATGTACACAAGACCATGCTTGATTGCATCGCAAGGGGTAATATGAACGGTGTAGTGAATGGGAAATGCGGTATGGTAGTGTTTGGTAGCAACGACTTGAATAACTGGTACTTCATCGGTTCTTCTGCAATCAAATACCTCAGAGGTTTGGTTGGTTCACCATTCAAATATTTCAGAACCGTCATGATGGGAGGTCTCAGAGTAAACGAGTCTATCAGCAGACTCTCTACCGACTTTCAGACAAGATGGCAAAATAAACTCAGATAATTATGGCAGATAAAACATTATCAGTTTTCGATAAAAATAAAGTCGAGCAAGGTGCTCCATTAGGAATGAATATGGATGGTAAGATTGTTGTTTCAACCTTCATATATCTATATCCTACAGGAACTAACATGTATATGGGGTATTTAAACTTCGATAACAATCCATATCAAGTATACTATTTTCTTGATGACGGAAGTGTTTATGATGCAAACGAAACAAAAATCGGCACGCTCGGCATCGTAGCTTCTTCCATCAATCAGAACACTGGTACTATCATCACAAGAGGTGACGATGCAGAGAAGTTTTCTATCTCCACCTTGCAGCCAAGAGAGACTGTAGCACTTACTTGCTTGCAGTCTATGCTGTCTTCCTTCGATGTTCCGCTCAATATTGACAACACCAAGATTAAGCAACTTGTAGACAAGTCCTTCATGTTCGCTCAGGAGTTCGTCAATCAGGCAGTCAAGTACAGAGAGAAGGAGACTGCATCTTCTACCGCCACAAGCGATAAGAATGTGTCAGTAGATTCTTCTTCGCTCAGCAGCGATACAGACAAGATTCTGTACAACATTCAGGTTGCACTCAACAATCTGATTGCTCAGGACAAGAATCAGTTCACAGAGCAGCAGAAGAATGGCTTGAAGCTGGCTGCTACAGATGTCAACATCAAGACCGTACCAGACAACATCAAGACGGTTGTCAGCGGAGATGTGAATGCTGCTGTTACTGGTTCTATCAACTCAACCGTCAGCGGTTCGGTCAATGCTTCCGTCAGCGGTTCTGTCAGCTCATCAGTCAGCGGCAGCGTGGATGCTACTGTCAGCGGTTCTGTTACAACAAAGCAGGAGCCCACGCCTAGTGGAACATAAACTTAGATAAATTTAGCTTTTTTCATATAAAAAACGATAAAGGGTAGCCGTCCGTGATGGATAGCTACCCTTGCCCTTATATTAGTCTAAAACGACTAGACTATTTTAAAATGGATGCAAAGTTATTCTTGCTCTTACAGCAGAGCGGTTGCTGGCATCCTTCATCTTCTGCTTCTTTTCCTCAGCTAAAGACCAGAACCTATCTGCACCGTCAGGATAAACAATCATCAACCATTCGTATAAGCATTGGTTTACGATATAGTCATGAATGTATACCGTCATGGTATGCACGCTTGTTTGGGAGAATCCGTTTGGCATCCTCATAGCCAAGTAGTACGACTCTTCTTCGTTTGTTGGCGAGCCAATGCACTCTTCCCATTCGTTGGAATCGAATCCGCTACCCAGCATTTCCATCTTCGTAAATCGGTAAAGCATTTCCTTGCAGTCTTCTACTGCCGAGTCTAGAATCCTTGCCAGCTTATCCCGATTGCCATCCTCACCCACATCATAGACGTTATGAATCAGGTGTGAATCCTCTACAGAACTGGAGATTGAATCCGCATAGGCAGCAGCCGTATTCTTGATGTCAAACACCAGTTCCTTCTTCTGAAGCTCTATCATTACCTTGTAACCAAGGTGGCATGTTTTGCATTCTTTCATACTCACCTCCTTCCTTATTCGCTAGGAGCCGTTCTGCTTGGTCTCTCACGTCTATTGAAGGTCTCATGCAGATTCTTGATAGCTGCAACAGACAATTCTGAATAAGTCTTCGACTCGTTAGGATTGGTAATGATGAACCAATCCATCAAAGCCTTGTTGATAATGTAGTCATGGATAGAACTTGTAAGCGCATCCTTCAAAGCAAGCGGATAATTGGATGGAAGGGATAGGTTAATGACAATATTGGTATCACCACTTATCAACTCGTTAGACGCAGTAGTACCATTTTCTGTTTGAACTGACTCACTCAACTCTACGAGCAATTGGCTATACGCATTCTGAATGCTACGCAAAGCCTGATTCTTGTCTTCATCATCATCACTTGCCTGAATATTGCTGGAAGCCTCAGCATCCATATCTGCTGCTCTTCTGCTACGACCAGTCAGGAATGCCTTGTTCTGAAGGTCATAAATGAGTTCACTCATATACAACGTTATCGTTAAATCTTTTCTTGCCATACTATGATATTTTTGTTCGTGTTGGTTTCTTTTTGAAAAACGCTTTATCCTTGATGTCGAGCAATAATGCAGCAGCGTTATCTGCATACCCCTTCACCTTGTCGTTGGCAGTTATCTCACACCATTTCCCGATGATGCTGTTCACCAAGAACGAGTTGGCAGATGAGTTGATTGAACTGAGTAGATTATCATCAAATCTGCTAGGCATGTCGAGTTGCCAAGTGATGGTTCCGTCTACTCCTGAGCCTCCTGAGATAAACCGTTTCAGCACGTTTATCAGCGCATCCAGCGATTCATTGAAGAACCGCTCAATCATCGTCAAGTCTGCATCCGTCACAAACACTTGGTCGAATGCCGACTTACCATCCTCCAGTTTATTCTTTGCACCTATGTAAGCGGTAGTTTTAGCCACCTCCTCATATACGTCACTTTTCTTGATTGATATAGTTAAATCTGCCATTCTTTATCTTTTTATATAGTTTATAACCTAATACGACTAGCAGCACGCAGAGTGCACCAAATGACCAGATAGCGTATTTCAACTGAAACTGCTCCCACTTGGATAACTCCTTCTCAACTGGGTACGGAACTGGGATGGAATCTCTTTTCAGGAAAGAATCCACCTTCACCTTATACACATTCTTGAAGATGGTCTTCTCATGCCATCTGTCAAGAAAACATGTATCTCCCTTCTGTCTGAGAAACACGGAATCACGCACGAAAACGCTGTCAGAAGTATGCAGCGTATCGTGTTTTACTACGTCCCGACATATAACTTTTTCCATCGGGACGTATTTTGTCTTGCATCCCGACAGAAAAAAAGCTATCAGCAACATACCCAAAACGTATATCAGGATTTGCCAGAAATCAGTATCGTACCACTTCTTCATAAGCCTATACTTTGAGTGCAACCAATGCCCTCTTCAAATACTTGCGTCTTGACTCCAAACCGTATGTTCCACCGTTGATGGTCTTGGTAATGGCTAGGAAGCTATCACTATCAGCAAGTTTGTTCAAGCCGTGTTTCCACCACCACCACATAGCAGACTTCGTTGCTCCAAGAGGCAGTTCCAGCAGTTCAGGATGCTCCATGATGTCTCCAGTGCAGTACTTGCTGTTCTGATAAGCCTGATAGTTGGCTCTGCCAGTAATCTGAATCAAGCCCCTGCCACGATACTTATAACCGTCACCATCCTTCAAGTTGCCGAGCATGTTCTTCAACTTGCCCACATCATATTTGCGGAAGTAATCTCTGTTGCCGAGTTCCTTGGTGTATCTCAGTTCGCTGGTCTCATGTGCAATCTGTGCCAAGAAATGAGCCATTCGCTTAGGAGTATCAATGTGGAACACATCTGCATAGCCATTGATGTAAGGAAGAAACGCATCCACCTTATCCTTAGCATTCGGCATAATCGCCAAAATCTGTTCTCTTGTTACCTTCATAATCACTTGCCCTCCTTCACTTGTTTCAGCATACTTGCGAGTTCGTCCTTCACCTTGCTCTCAAAGTTGCCTAATTTTGTCTTAAAATAAATGTTCACTCCGAATATTGCCCCAGAGTAAACAAGTGCTTGACTGATGTACCAGAGCACACCATCCGAAATAATATAGTTGTTCAGAAAGAATGATAGGAAGGCGAGAACGATACCGCTAACTACCATTCCAATGGCTGTACCATATTGCAATCCTTCACGTACGTTTGGAGTCATAACTTATCTTTTTATACTATTAATATTAATAATATGCAAAGATAAGTTGTGCCTTCCGATTATTTATCTTATCCGTTAATGTTATGCCATATTTTGCTCGTAGGATGCAAGCAGTCAGGGTCTTGCAGATATTCTACTGCCATCACGACCACCATTTCCTTCAACTCCTCAGCATCCTTGCTGTAACGCTCCAACAGTATGTGATGGTCGCTCCTCAGCAGATTCATGGTAACTGCCAAGTCATAGATGGTGTAATCGGAAATATCATCCTGATGCTTATCAAACGCTTCTCTTATCTCCTCGTCCGAGAAGAAAGGAGCCATGTGCTTGGTTCCGTCCTCATCCTCATACCACATCTTCTTGATAGCATCATCGGCAAAATGCTTGTCAAAATGCTCATCGCCCAGCACACCGTACACCATCGCACAAAGATGATGTACCTCCACATCGCTCAATTTATATGAGAGATACTTACCGATAGCCTTGGCTATACTCAACATCTGTTCAGGAGTCATTTCCTGCTGATACTTTTCTACGAAATCTACGAAATCCATAATACAAAAATTAAAAGTTTATGATGCTGCAAAGATAAGAATATCTTAAACGCAGCACCATAAACTCGCAGATATTTCTGTAGCTATCTGAATATCAGATAAATACAGTTACGACAAAAACACCTCCTTTCTTTATTCGTCCTTAAATTTGGTTCTCTTCTCTCCACCCCTCGACCAGATGTCGTTCTTCTTGCGCTTCGATACCTTTCCGAGTACATCATTTTCGTAAAGTTCGGGCTTGTCTTCCCTACCTTGGGTCTCCGTAGCAATACCCTTGTTAGCATTGCTACCTTGGCTGGCATCAGGTTTCCCATTGCCATACCATTTCTCATTATTCGCCTTGTCTGCTATCATAACTATAAATTAATCAATAATCACTAAACATTAATCAATAATCACTAAACACTAATCACTAAACATTATGCCGCCAATGGTGGATTCTGTCCGTCAGGATTTACTCCCTGCCCGCTCATCATCTGCTGCAACATCGCCTGAGCCTTAGGATTGCTCTGTGATGCCTGAGCCACTTGTGCTTGTAGCTGAGGAGAGAATCCTTGTGGCATTTCGCCATTCTTGATAGCTTCCTGATTAGATGCCACCGATTGCAGCAACTCCTCTCCAAATGGGAAGTCACCAACTTGCAATAACTGCTCCAGCGTGATAGCCTGATTCTGCCACAAGGTCATAAGGAACTCATTTGCCATCTGTCTGTATACAGGAGTAGCCGTACTTTCCGTGATATTGATGTCAAACTCAACGTCTCTTATCTTCTTAGGGTCGTAACGTACAATCTGTCCTGCCCTACCCACGATATTGAAGTTGCGAGCCACGTCATAGTACTGTTGCATATTCTTTACGGTCTTGTAAGCACCATCAATGATAAACTGACTGAAACTCTCCAAAATATCAAGCAGCGACATGGTGGCATTCTGTGTCTGCTGGGCATAGAGCGAACCGCTCGTACCTGATACTCCTGGTTTACCTTGCAGCGCACCATTCACTCCCGATATATCCTCGAAGAACTTCAACTGGTAGCTGAGCAAATCACCGATACCGATATTCGTAGAGTTGTTCGCCACTTGCTGAGGAACCTGACCACTCTTGTTTGGCTTGTATCTCACCACACCATTAAATCTACTCCACTCATCGCAGAAATCATCCCAACTCATATCGTCAGGCAGACAATCCTCAGGACAGAGCAGCACACCCTTTGCACTCGCACGCATGATAAAGTCGTACATGGTGATAAGTCGGTTCACGTATCTCTGCTGGTCAATCACATCTTCCACGAAGCTGTGAATCTCGCCATCAATGAAAGGATAAAACTTGAAGCAGTATGGATGCTCACCATGAGCATAAGGAGTTTCGCCTTCTCTCAGAATATCACCGAAAGGAGAAAGATAGTAGAAGTGCCAGTAATCATCCATAAACCACTCGGCATCAATCAGAGGAATATCCTCTTCCATCATGCCAGCAACCATTCCTCGCCTGATTCTGTCTCTGTTCTCTGCATCTACAATATCAGCCTTATCCTCAATATCAATCTTGAAATCATCGCCATTATTGTAGTCATGGCATCGGTATCTCGGTTTACTCTCCTTGCGCCAAACCTCAATCACTCGGCAGAGCGAAGGGTTTGCAGGATTCATAAAGTCGATGGTCTTAGGGTCGAACTCACCGAATCGCTGGGTGCAGTCTGCTATCACGAAATCACGGTTAGCTGCCAGTCTGTATATCTCCTTCAACTTTCGAGCTTCGGCAGGAGACTTGGCAAACTCTCGCAGCACGTTGCCGATGGTAATGTCATGCACCTCACCCAAGCAGCTCACGTCCCAACCACGGAAATCCCTCATATTGTTGTCTATGAAGAAATTGTTCGGGTTCACGTAGTCCGTCCAGCAATCCAACCTACCTCTTCGCCATCCATACTTTTTCTTATAGATAGCAGCACCGCTTATCAGGAACTCTTCCATGGTTCGTGCATCCAGTTCCGTCTCTCGGTTCAGTTGTCGGTTACATTGCAGCACCACGCTCATGGTCTCTCCATACCGCTTTTCATCCTTATCTCTAGCATTACATGTCGGTTCCTTGCTCTGTGAGCGATACACTCCCAGCACATTCTTTACCAGTCTACGGATAAGGTTGTTCTTCAATGGTTCGCTACCCTGCTCACGGATATAGTCTTCCTCTCTGATACGCTTTTTAAAGCCACACTTGCTTTTAAACTCAATGGTATCTCCCCACTGGTCTCCATAGCAGTATCGCTTGTTTCGTAATCTTCGCTTACGGAAGTTATCCATATTGTTGTAATATCGCTGAGCCTCCAGCAAGATAGAGAAGGCACGCTCGTAAGGCTTGTCAAATCGGTTCTTGGATGCCTTCACGCTATCCAGTTCTTCCTTGTCAAGTACCCTACTCAACGATAGCAGTTTGGTTTCTTCTTTCTTCTTTGCCATAATTTATGATGTTCTTGGTTCAACAATATTTGCCAGCTTCCGAGCCACACCAAGGAATCCGCTTGCGGTATCGGTATCTCCAAGACTGACACACGTCAGGTAGCCAGCCATATATACGATGGAATCCTTCAAGGTTTCAGGCAAATCAATATTACCTTCACTGATAGAAGGCATACCTACATAGGTAAGCGACACGGTAGCCGTATTACTCTTGCTTGTGAAAAGTTCCAAGAAACGCTCACCGCTTTTATGAATGAGTGCAGCTATTGGTCGTTCAGGGTTCCCCCTTACTCCAAATCGGTTACACTGAATCTTGTAGGCATCATCCTCTTCTGTGATAATCTCAGCAGAGCGGTTCCAGTCACTAGCCTTCACATTCAGGAGTCTAATCATGTCGGAAGGCAGATAGACGGTTCCAACAAAAGCACCGTTTGATTCTTCCCAAGCAGTATTCAACCCATCGAAAGTCTTACCGTCCAGCATACTGGCAGGAGCATCCGTCAAAATGATTCTTGCTGCATCTACTATCTTACTCTGAATCAACTCGCTCTGTGACAAGGTATCAGTATCAGTAGGAGTCAGCAAGCCAGAAGTCTCTTGGTTTCTATCCAAGAGCACCTTCACTTCTTTCACCAGTTCAGATACAGCATACGTACTCATTACTCCAGCCCTTCTAGTTCAACACCCTTTTCCTTTGCAATAGCCAAGATTTCCTCCTTGGTCTTCATCTTGGAACGACTCACACCGAATGTCTCAGCCAGATAGTCCTTAGCATCCTCAACGTCTGTCACTACATGGGTCTTCTTCTCGTCAGCCACCTTTTTCTTTGCCTTGGCAGCAGCCTTCTTCTTGGCTTCCGCAGCTTCCTTCTTCTCGTCAATACTCTCCACCAAGAAGAACTTATCCTTGAACCAATAATGTGACTCGATAGCCTTCTGTACCTTAGGGTCTCTTGTCATATAGACACTACAGCCCATAGTCTTACCCTCAAAGACGATACGCATTCGCTCGTCACCTACCATAACGCTGAATGCCAAATCAGTACCAGCTTGATATTTATTAAACATGATTATACCTTATTATATATGTGTTACTAAAAAAGGGATGGGGCTAGTGCCCACACCCCTCACTATTTGATGAATAAATTTGCAATTCTACTTGCTGTTAGGCAGCAGCCTTGGTCTCGCCAGTTTCAGAAGTTCCCTCTGTTGCAGGAACCGTAGCAAGGCGCATACGAGCGTGTGCCTTAGGGTACTTCAAGTACAGACAAGCTACCTCCTGAATAACTACTGCATCGGTGTTACGGATACCAGCCTTCTTCAAGTCGAGTACGTTTCGAGTCCAAGACAAGTGTACTCGCTTAACCAAGAACTCAGGGTCAAGAGCAAAGCCGCAGTCACTCATATCGAAGAGGTCAAACAACTCAGAGTGAATCATCAGCACCTCACCGAAGTCAGTCTCCCAACTCTTGAACTTCAAGTTCCAAACCTCTACGATGTCCTTCAAGCGGAACTTGTCAGAGTCAATCTTACTGAATGCACTCACAAAGGCAGAGCCAGCGATAATCACCTTGCGCTTGTTGCCGATACCAGTACCCACGAACAAGTCCTTGGAAATGTCAACCAACTCCAAGTCTGTAATCACTCGCTCATTCTTACCATAGCCCTTCTTAATATCGTCAGCAGTAGCAACATGACCTACCTCAATATCCTTACCAGCCATCCACCAGATACCCTTGGTAAACCACTGAGTAGAGTTGTTCTTGGTTGTATGCTTGATACAAGCCATGTCACCGAAGAGATAAGTTCCTTCCATAGCAAGACGCATATCGTAGATGCTATCCTCCTCAATATCCGAGAAGTCCCAATCTACTCGCTTAGCAGCAATCTTATTGAAGGTACTCTCCTCAACCTGAATCATGAAGTTCTGGCAGTACTGAGTATCAGAATCAGGAAGATTGTTAAAACGACCAGTCTGTACGTCAAATTCACCGCAACTCTTAGCCATACGTATAAGTTTCTGACCCTTCGTCAAGGCTGGAATACCAATAGGCTGTTTCTTAACCAAATTGCCATTTACAGCAAATACAATAGGGAAGCCCTCAGTATCTTTACCGCAAACACAAAGTTCCAAGTCAGGAGTAGGCTCATCAGTAAGGTCTGCATAAGCCTTACCTTCATAATTGGTAATCGCCTTAACACCTACGACTCGGATGGTATCATCCAGCGTAAACATTTCAGGGTCTTCTACCTTCAATACCATAGATGTACCAGTGCTCTCCAACGTAGCCTCCTTCACGGTAGTCTTGATTGGACGAGTACCGATACTCCAGTATTCTACAACAAACGAACCAGCAGACTTGGTTGTTGCATAACGTGAAATCTGGTCAACTGGAGTAGCCATCGGACGAATCTTGGTAATCTTGTCATTGATGTCATTCTCATAGAACTCCGTACCATTCTCGTTAAAGTGCTCTCGACCTTTTCCCTCAGTAGCGATACCATCATCCTGACGAGCAGCACCGCCATTGCCAGCATCATCGGCAGCAGTAGCACCACCTGCCTCAGCAGCATGACCACTCTCGGTCGTACCGCCATCAGGCAGAGCCGCCTCAGCCATGATGACCTGACCATTCACTCCAAAAATAACTGCCATAACCATCAGGAAGACGAAAAGCAGCCGATTAAATAAACTTTTCTTCATTGTTATCCTAAATTAATTAAACATTATATATTATCTTTTTACCTTTTCTCATTATCGAATGTGTGTTCTCTTCTCATTGCCACGCTCCCAGATGTTACCCCTACGTGCTGCCCTTCCTACAGCACCAGGGTCAGGCTGGTTATCCGTCTGCTTGGTCTCAGCATTGGCAGAATCAAGGTCGGCAGTACCATCGCCCTTCTTTCTCAGTTCAAGGTTCTTGACGTGCTTGCTGTTCTTGCCACGAACCTCACCCTCATGGGCAGCATCAGCCACATCTGTATCATGGTTCTTAGCCTTGATGAAAGCTGTAATCATTTCCTCAGTAAACTTGCCAGTCACCACATTACGCATGGTCTGAAAACACTGGTCGATAGCATCATTCACCGCTTCCTCTCCATACTTCTCTTCCAGCTTGTCGAACACCTCATAGCTGGAAGGCATATTCTTGTCATACTCCTCCTGCAATTTCTTGCCGTTGGCAGCATTCTGCAAGAACTCCGACTGAGCCGATGCAATCTCATCCGCATTGTCAGGGTCTGAATAGTAATCAATGGCATCCTCGCCATGGGTACGAATCAACTCAGCGTAAGGACTCTTGCCAGCCTTCATCGCTTGAAGGAAGGTAGCAGCCTCAGGGTCACTACCCAGCCAATCACCCATCGCCTTTTCGTTATCCTTGTAACCCTGCAAAGCCTTCTGGTCGGCATCATAATCATCGTTGATTGCGCCATACATAGCTTCATCATCCGCATACTCAGTATCAGGGTGGCGGGTCTTCAAACGCTCCAAAGCCAAGTCTCTCTTGGTCTTGGTATCTTGCTGTTTTGCAGCACCAGCATTCTGCTCAATATTTGTATTATCGTCCATATATATATGTGTAAATTTATAAATCAATGCCCAAAAGTAACGCTTTTCCGCTTATTCCTAATCTTATCCGTTAACTTTGCTTAATCATATCCGATTAATTTGGTATTTTCAATACATTTTTGTATCTTTGCCTCACAAATATATATGAAACATAAAGGTTCACGATGTGACTTTACAAAGGAACGTGATGCCGACATATTGAGGGCTTACAAGGAAATTATATCAGTAAGAGACAATATCGGACTCTTGGAGATTGAGCGAAGACTTTTGCAATCTCCAAGCAGACGGTTTTGGGTTTCAGCAGACCGAGCATATAACGTCATTCTTAACATGCTCAAAGGCAAGTCTATCAGTAACATGAAACCTATGACTAGAGAAATGTTTCAGGAGATTTTCCGCAGATTCAAGATATACTCAAAGGAGCATCCTTCTCTCACCAAGATGGATGTCATTTGGCATGTGTGCAATCAGGAAGCACCGAGTTTCTATCTCACTCCAAAATCCATGCACGTCATACTTCATCGGGTGAGGAAGGAGGAGAAGAGAAGATGCTACGAACTTCGCCAGAGAAGATTGCGCTTTATGCTGGGTACATTATAATAATGTGTATCACGCTTATAGGATATGATGGCATGGGTCTCTCAGACGGTTGCTCTATTCAGAACCGACTAAGCTACCCTTTCTTTCATCAGAACATCTTTCATGCAGCCATCAACCTTTATGTCTTCCATCAATGCTACCGAGCCATCCATTGTGGCATCGGTCACTTGGTGGCATTCTATCTCATAGCCATCAGCTATCCATTCACCTCATCCGTACCAATCATCGGTCTCAGCGGATTTATCTATGCTTACATGGGCTTTATTGCCCCATACGTGGAGAATAAGGTAAGATACAATCTCACCATTCTCCTATACATCTGTGCTGGAATCTTCTTCCCTTGCATGGCAGTTGGAGTCCACATCTATTGCTATGTACTTGGTCTGTTGTGGGGTTATCTAAATGCACCGCTATGCCAAGACAAGTAACCGCCACCCAAGCCAAGCTGACTGATGCACTCGACAAGCATGTGCTTGGCATCCTGAAAGAGAACGAGAAGCGCATCAAGGAAATCAACACACCATTCAATCCTATCAAGGGTGAAGGTTGTGGAGACAAACGATTCTTGCTCTTCCTTCCTGATTTCCCGATTCAGAGACAGCAGCTTCCAGTTTCCATGAAGAAGATTCCGCTCGTCAATATGCTCATCGAATTGGGCAGCTGCAAGGCGGTAATCGAGGAACTGCACAAGGATATAGACGAGCCGTACAACCTAGAGGAAGAAATGGAGCAACTGGTGGAGCAGTTCACCCGAATCAGGATGAAGCACGACCCCTTCTTCTTCTTCGCCACGTTCATCTATATCAAGCCGAAAGGTGGAGGTCTCCCCTTCCGTTTTGTACTCAGAAGACCGCAGCGAAGACTGCTCAGATGGTTGGAGGAGCGAAGGAAGAAGAATCGCCCTATCCGTCTCATCCTACTGAAAGCCCGACAATGGGGAGGTTCTACGGTTATTCAGATGTACTTCCTCTGGCTGCAACTCATGTGGCAGAAGGGTCTCAATTCGCTCATCGTGGCTCAGGTCAAGGACACAGCAGAGACTATCCGAGGAATGTTCGAGGAAGCTCTGAAAAACTTCCCAACCAAGTTCCTCTACGAAATGGGAGAAGCATTCTCAGAGAACGAGCCGAAGTTTGTTGGAGTTGGAACATCAGGTAATGTAAAGAAGGTTCCTCAGCGATTCTGCAAGATTAAGGTGGGTTCAATGGAACGACCACTTTCTGCCAATGGTGAAGACTACAACTTGGTTCACCTTTCTGAGGTGGGATTGTGGAAAAAGACGGATGGTAAATCTCCTGAGGAGGTAGTACAGAATGCTACCAATGGTATCTTGTACCGACCATACACGATGATAGCCTACGAATCCACCGCCAATGGTACTGGCAACTTCTTCCACAAGGAATGGCTTGCAGCAGTCAAGGGAGAATCTCAGTTTGAGCCATTCTTTGTTCCTTGGTACGAGATATACGATATGTATCATCTTGAATTTGAAAGCAAGAAACAGAAGGTAGAGTTTGCCAAATGGCTATACGAGAACCGCAATAATACCAACACAATGTCCGACCGAGAAGAGCCATGTACCTATCTTTGGAAGTTATGGACGCTGGGTGCTCCACTCGAAGCCATCAACTGGTATATTGCCGAGCGCAAAAAATTCACCGACCATGCCGATATGGCTGCTGGCTACCCTACAGATGATATTGAAGCATTCAAGCATTCAGGAGCCAAGGTGTTTGCCGAAGACAAGGTTGACAAGTTCCGCAAAGGATGCCGAGCACCTAAGTTCATCGGTGATGTTTATGGGGACGCATATAAGGGCAAGAAGTGTATGCTGAATGTCCGATTCTGTGAAGACAAGCAGGGTCAGTTGTGGATATGGAGCAAGCCTGAGACCTTTGATGATTGCAAGGTGATAAACCGCTATCTGGTCGTAGTGGATATTGGTGGACGTAGTAAGAATGCCGACTGGTCTGTTATCTGTGTATTCGACCGATATTGGATGATGGAAGGTGGCAAGCCGTATGTGGTAGCCCAATGGTATGGGCACATAGATATGGACTTGCTGGCATGGAAGGCGGCTCAGATAGCCAAATACTACAACGATGCTCTGTTGGTGATTGAATCCAACACATTGGAGACGAAAGACAAGGAGCACATCTTGGAAGGTGGTGACCAGTCTGAGTTCATCCTGAATCAAATCAAGGACGTATACGATAATCTCTATGCACGTAAGCAGAGCGAATCAGACATTAAGAATAAGGTTCCAGTGAAGTATGGATTCCATACCAATGTAGCAACCAAGCCGATGGTTATCTCAGTATTGGTTCAGACTATCCGTGAACAACTCTATGTAGAGCGAGACGATAGATGCTTGGATGAATATCTCACCTACGAGAAGAACGGAACCGTATACGAGGCAGCAGACGGAAAGCACGATGATTTGCTCATGACCAGAGCCATCGGACTACACATCTGTTTCAACGAAATGGAAATGCCTAAGATGATACAGAATCAGGCAAGAGTAATGAGAAAAAAGGTTTCTGTTTCGGCAGCAACCATCATATAGTTTAAAACAGTTAATAATTACGATTATGAAAGTAACAAAGATTTTCAAGCGCATCAAGTGCGAAATCATGTACCGCCAAGCTACGGTTAAGGCAGACTACGCATCCAAGAAGAACCATGGTGAAATTTTCTATGTCCTTCCTACGCAGAAGGGCAACCTCATGATTATGAACCGCCCACTCTTCGAGGCATTCAAGAAGACCAAACTGGTAGATAACGACATGAAGGTCAGAGACCTCTTCAAGGATTGTGTCTACCATACCAACTGCAAGAGCAAGAAAGGCAAGCTAAGCCGTAAGCGCAAGTTCCTCAGATGGAAAGGCTTGATTTAATTCATGCAAAGTTAACGGATAAGAGATAGGTAGAGCAAAATCTGCCTATCTTTGCGCTATTATTAATAATGTGTATCAAATATGATTTATAAAATAGTACAAGGAAATAGTTTCAAACTCCACATCTTGGTGCGGAAGATGGACGTATCGAAAGAGTTCCAGCGACTCGTTGACTTCGATATGAATCTGGCTACCGACATCATGGTTGAGTTGTCGGGCTGTTTCTGCAATACAATTTCTGTTCCAGTTCAAGTAGCAGGAATCCAAGGCAACGTACTGATATGCGACATTCCTTCTACCCTAGATTACGGAAACTATAACGTCAGGGTATCATGGAAATACGATGGTAGCGAAATGGTCAGCATCGAGCGAAACCTTCTGAGAATCGTAGAACATAACTCTATGAGCAATGTTCCTATCGGTATCACGGAAGGTGAGCATACTGGCTTATTCAACCTTCGATACTACATCGTGACAGAGAATCAGTCTACTTGCCCTATTTCTTTCATCGTTGATAACGCTAAGTTCAGCTATACCATCAATGGCGAAACTCAAATGGTGGAGAATCAGGAGAACTTCGTGATTAACGGAACAATCAGCAACGGAAAGAAACTGGAAGCTCAGTTCATGCCTATAGAAGGTTTCAGCATCGGTCAGGTAAAGGTTATCATGGACGGAAAGGACGTTACTGCTGAATATTACAACAGCAACACCCGCAAGGTCTTCATCCCAGCCGTATCAGGATATGTTACTATCACTGCAAGCGGAACCGTCAAGGCAAGCTATTATGGCGCATCATCAGCCAAGAACATGAGCGAGTTGAACATGGAAGACCTTACGCTTATGGAAGGCACTCTTGTCGGTCAGACTCTCACCATCGAAACCACGGAAGAAAAACCATACATCTGGTTTGCAAGCCGCCAGCCACTCATCTTCAACCAATGTGGTTTCGAGACTTCCATGAACACCACAAAGCTAGGTGACCTCTACTACTATTGGTCAGACGAACTTGTAGCTGGTGAGGATAACGAATATCAAATTAAACTAAAAGAATAATATGGCAGAAAAGAAAAAATACAACAGCATCCTCATCAGTGGGCGCAAAGACCAGACTCTGACTTATTCAAAGTACGTCAAAGACGAGGAATCGGGAGAATCCGTCAAGGAATCGCTCGACAAGAAGGTCAATGTCACTGATGAGTTAACAACTCAGCAAATCAAGGATGGCGCTATCACCAACGAAAAGATGGCTGCTGATTCTGTTGGCAACACCAATCTCCAAAATGGTTCTGTCAGCAACGAGAAACTGGAGGATGGAAGTATCACCAATGAGAAGTTGGCAGAGAACTCCATCACCAAAGACAAGTTGCAGGATAAGACCATCGGTGTAGAGAAGTTAGACAACGAGCTTCGTCAGGCTATTGCCGCAGCTACTGGTCTTCCTGAGGATTTGGTAGAAACCATTCAGAATGTAGATGATACGCTGAAAGACCATCAGAGCCAGCTAGATGATAAGCAATCGCAGATTGACGATAAGCAACAGCAAATCACCGCAAACGATGAAGACATTTCATTGTTGCAGACTCGCAGTACTCAGATGGAAGAAACCATCAAGTCTATAGCCGCTACTGGTGGAGCAAGTCTGGCAACAGCCGTTACTTATGATAATGAGAAGTCAAAACTTACCGCAGTCAATATCCAAAGTGCAGTAGATGAGGTCGTAGACAAGGTTCCCATCAAGGATGAGAAAGGCAATGTTCAAGATACTCCATTCAGAGTTATCAACAACCCAGAGTATCTGGCTGTTGAAACTGATGCAGACGATAATGTTCTTTCTGCTACTTATCCTGATGGTAGTCACTATGCGCATAACATGAAGTCTGAGACGATTGATGCTTTGGAAAATCAAAAGGTTGACAAAGAAGCAGGAAAGTCTTTGATTGATACAGATGTTGCTGATGCTCAAAACACAATCAACAACCCAGAGTATCTGGCTGTTGAAACTGATGCAGACGATAATGTTCTTTCTGCTACTTATCCTGATGGTAGTCACTATGCGCATAACATGAAGTCTGAGACGATTGATGCTTTGGAGAATAAGGTTTCAAAGATTAACGATGATACAAAATCATTAAATGATAATGTTCAGAATATTAGTCAGAAAATAGAAACTATTTCTCGTGAAGATGTATATAGTAGGAATGCTAATAATATACCTCTATTGCAAAGTGCTTGTAGATACAATAATGGAAAGAAAGATTTTCTTATGTGTATAATAGCTGATTCACATTCTGAAGAACAAGCCGTTCAAAATGCTGTAGCTTTAACAAATAAGATTGATGTTATTGATGCAATTATACATTGCGGAGATATTACAGCCACTCGGTTTGATAAAACGCAGATTCTCAATTTCTATAATGATTATAAGCATTGCGAAAAACCATGGCTGGTTGTTATAGGAAATCATGATGTTGGTAACACTATGTATCTTCAATATAGTGCCACTCATGAGGAGATATTTCAATATTATATTAAGCCTATGATAGATGGAGGTATTCTTAATAATGGTGAATACCAAGAAGGAAAGCCGTACTATTTCCATGATTTTACTGATAGAAAAATTAGAGTAATAGTTCTTTATGAATATGACAATCCACTGGATGTGGCAGATAATGAATATTGGGATAGCATTGATTACGATGGTTCTTTGCCTCAATTAGTGCCAGGCAAAACTTATAGTGTGGGAGATAAGGTTAATTCTGGCGGTTACAAAGATAATTCATTTATATGCAAAAAAGAGGTAGTAACAATCAACAACCAGTACGACAAAAATTATACTATCCCATACTACAAATCAGGTAGAGCTGCAAGAGTTATGAGAAAGGAACAAGCAGAGTGGTTAGTTAACACCCTGAAATCGACACCTGATGAATATGGTGTAATTATTGCAACGCACAATCCTGCAATGTTAAACAGCACCAACCAAATCAGTTCAAAATTTGCTGTAAATACTGCATATAAAGCTATTACCCAAGGGCAATATGGAATGGAGACAGATTTAATATCTGAAATTGTGAATGCCTTCGTTAAAAAGACACAACTATCTTTAAAGGTTATAATGAAAAGTACATATTGGGATAAGGCAGACGCAAGCTACATGAATATTCTTGGTGATACAGGAGAAAAATATGCTTACCAAATAGAAGCCGATTTTTCACATATTCAGAATTGTTATTTTGCGTGTTATGTAGGAGGACACTCTCATAAAGATTTAGTATTTAAGCACGACACGTATGAATCACAATATGGAATAAACCCTGTATGTGCTATAACAGATAGTGCAAATAGGGCACAAGCAGATATAGTAAATACAAATGTTGATTCATTGAACTATGACGCATTAACTTGTATTTCCGTATCAAAAGGAAGAATTTCATTGGCAAGACTTGGAAATCAACTGTCTGTCAATGGTAAATATAGAGATATTGAAATTATTAATATTTAAAATAGTTATATTATGAATAAATGTTTTAAAACAAAGCGTAATGGAGCGGTAAATAACACCTCTATCGGTAAGCTAGGAGAATTAAGATTGCCTTGTGTAGGTAAACTTAACTCCCCTGGAACTATTAATGGAGACGATAATAGCATTGTCTATCTCGGTAGAGAGAATTTTGTTGCCGAGATAATTAGCTCAGACAATGTTACATTTACAGATGGTACTACTACATTAGAAGGTTCTACAGAAAAGGTAGTGTCAAAAAATATTCTGAGTAACAAAAATTTCGTTCTAAGTTTGACTCCAAAGTACGGAATAAAAGTACTAAACTTTACTACGGACGCAAATATAGCAATAGAGCCAAACTTCGATTTTGATAAGTTGGGTATTCTTCCTAACTTACGACTTTTAAGAATAGAAGAGGGTTATAACGGAAATATTGATTATGTTTTGAAGAATACTAAGAGCCTTTCTTACTTGAATATTACTGGTGAGATTGAATTTTCTGTTTCTTCTATTTCGACTGTTTTAACAAGCTTAATAATGATAGGCGCTAGTAAGGTAAAAGGTACAATAGCAGAAGTTGCTAAAATTATCAATACAAAAGATTGGGCACATGTCATAAACCAATCTTCAATAGAAGGTGATTTGGCAGACATACCTGCCAATGTTTTTTACATTAATTTACCATCTAAGGGTGTAACTTGGACAAAAGGGAAAAGAAATTCTGGAAGTATTCTAGCCATAAACACAACTAATAGTAAGCAACATTTTGTTTCACATGAAGATGTGGACAATATGTTTGTTGACCAATCAACTTGTACATTAGATACAAATCCTAGCAATGATACACATGGTGGTGCTAGTAAAAAAATTAAGATAGCTTGCCCAGCTAGTTACACTCCTTCTAGTGAAGCCCAAGCTGCTATCAGAACTCTTTACAGTAAAGGATTGACGAATATTATTGTTAATAAAAAAGAAATGGATGCATATAAGTAGAACTCTAAGTCGCTGAGTTTGTAAATAACAAAAAGCTAGGTAGAATATAAAAATCTACCTAGCTTTTTCTGGTTAGTAAGCACCTTCATGAAACTCCCATCTATCAAGAAGGCTATTATATTTGTAATAACCTATTTTTGTGACATAAGAATTAAAAATCTCATATTGTTCTAATAGGTCATTCCATTTCTTATATCCAATAACATTACCATATTCGTCTTTTATATCCTCACGTTTCAACAAATCGTTATAGTTCTGCGTAGATTGGGTATTACCATACTTATCCTTGGTTTCTGTTCGATTAAGTAATTCGTTAAATTCCTCATACTTAACCATGTTGCCATATCTATCAAAATACTCCATTCTATCCAACAAAGTATTTTCCTTGGCATACCCAATTAGATTTCCATAATTGTCTAGAAACTCTGTACGTTGCAAAAGACTATTCCATTTCTGTGTATAAGATTGGGCACTACACACAATCACATACATCAAAAAAACTAATGATAAGAACAACTTTTTCATAAGCGATTGTTTTATTGTTTGTAATTGTTTGCAAAGGTATTAAAAATATCAATATGTTGAACCTCATGGCATCGATTTTTACGGAATATTAAACATTGAACCTTGAAACATCAAAGAATTTCTCGCACAAACTACCCATCATATAGCATGGCTCCTCGCTCAGCATATCTATCCCATCCTGCTCACAGATATGCGCTACAACATGTAGAAGCTCATGACCTATTGTATTAATGATGCTGCCATCAGATTCACACTCCCCAATGGCAAGCACACTCCTTCTTTCTGACAGGTTGGAATAGGTAAGCCCCCTATCTCCACTCGATAAAGACAGATGCTTATATGCTTCCGATAACGGATTTCCGTTGCAGCCAATATCCGAAAGAGCATGGCATATCTCATCGGCATCAGGCGGCTGATAACCTATGAAACATACTATGCTCCAATCGTACTTCGGGAGTTCTATCACTCTTCTAATCATAACACATCTTCCCATGGAATAGGTACACCATTGTGGCAACAGTCTGCATAAAATCTGTTAAAGATGAAACCATCCTTCTGGTCGGCATCATCCACCATATCCTTGATAAACTGGGCTAGCTGCTCATCATCCTTGATGGAAGACTTGTAGAAGTCTGCCCTAGCCATATTCGCCACATATACATGGTCGTAGCCTATCTTATTCTTCACCTCTATTCCCTGACCGAGCAGAAGGGAATCCACCTTCTCCTTATCCCAAAACGAGACACTTACATCACGCTTGGAGGAAGGGTCATACTTGTACATCAGGCTCACCGCCCACTCGCACATCTTCTTGCTGAAATGATAGCCATTGTATCTGAGATAAGAAACCATTCCCTCAGGTTTGAGGTCATACATATCCAATGGCATTCTGCATTTTCCCATATTGCTGAATATTAAAGGGAGTCTGGTCACGACATAAATGTCGGTGCCAAAACTCCCAAGTTAAACACTAGCGACCGCCACCATTGTAGCCGCCACCACCTCTTTCACCATAGCGGTTCGGGTAGTTCCAATCATCGTTCACGTTGTTGAATCTACGTCTGTTCTCACGCTCTTCACGTTCCTCACGCTCTCTTCTCCAATCGTCACGATAATCAGGCATACGCTCACCCATACGCTCCTGCTTCATCTTTTTCAGACAAGACATAGCCTTGCTGCCAAAACCAAGCATAGACTCGATGTTGTCATACAAATCATCGAACTTATCTTCTGTAATCTCAATCATTACCATAATCTTATGATTTTAAGTGAATAGATAGGAGATTACTTGCTCATGGTCTGTTGGAGCCATCCCATCATCTTGTCAATCTTGCCCTCAATGCCTGAAACCTTTCCTTCCAGTTTATTGATTTTCTCGGTCTGTTCCTTCTCCTTGGCTATCTGGGGGTTGAGTTTCTGTAGCATTCCCTCGCAAGAATCAACGACCCTCTTGTGGTAATCTAAACTCTCCAGTACAGTCTTGGAATGTCTGAGCATTGCATCTACCTCAGCACTCATGGCATCCTTATTGTCGCTAACCACAAGATTCTTGTCGTTGGCTATCTGTCCGTTTGCTGGCAGTTGCTTGAAATCCACCTCCTCATCATCCAGCTTCACCTTCACGTCCACTACGGTCTCCATAGGTTGTGGGGTAAAGCCGTTGTTAAAGGTAGGGTATTTCGTCTGAGGATTGCTTACCGAAACCACCTGACCGATTCGCAAGTTCGGGTTCTCGCCCTTGTCTAGGACATAGAATAAAGAATTAGTTCTTAAACCTTGAAACATAATGTAATCTCCTATTATCTATTCTTGTTAAACAATACCCGACATCATCTGTAGGGTGTTAGTATCTCTCTCAAACCAAAACTGATAAACACCAGTTCCCTGCACGTCTGCAACCGTCAATGGTACGTCATTATACTTGGTCACAGCCTGTGTCGCTCCGTTGGTCTCGAAAAGGATAGGCAGCGTGCCAGTCGTTCCAGTCGGAATAGCCTGCATCAGGTTCACGAAAATCGTACCCCTATAGTTGGCATTCAGGAAGGCATGGTTTTTGAACGAGAAAACAACATTGTTGGTGTTCACCACCACGCCCGTTGAAGCGATAGCTGCCGAACCATTACGATTCACCCTTGTATATGGTCTTAACCAAAACATAGCAGCCTCCTTTCCTTATTAACCCCAGAATCCTGCATTGTTAGCAGCATTCAAACCATACAAGCCAGCCTGATAAGCCACACAGTTAGGAACTGCTGTAAATGGGCTGTAAGGAGTTGTTACGGTCTCAGGCAACTTACACTTGATACCAGCCACCTCGTTCTGCAAGCCAGCCAATACCTGATTGATAGGAGCCACAGCCTGACCTACAATCTGAGAGGTCATAGCAGAAGACTTGAATGTGCTGTTCTCTTCACGAAGAGCATCAATCTTGTTCTGTAACTCTCTCATTTCAGCTTGCTTCTGACCGTCAACGATGGTCTGAGTGCTATCCTTGATAGCGTTGTGCAAGTCACAAGTCTGTCTCTGAGTCTCGTAAGCTACATTGGAGAAACCACGCTCCTGACCATTAGCTACATTGTTGATGGCATTCTGCAAGGTTCCAGTCTGCTGGCAGATAGCCAAGCGGTTCTCGCAGCAGCAGTTGGCAATCTGCTGAGCAATCTGCATATTACCCTGCTGCAAGGCATTGATAGTCTGCATACCGCTCATACCAACCTGATTACCTACACTCTGCACCTGAGAGGTCAAGGCAGAAATGGCACTCTGAATCTGACCTTCGGTACAGTTCAACTGAGTAGCCAAGTTACTGAGCGCATTACGGTTGCCACCGATGGCATCCATCAGGAGACCACGACCATAGTCATTGTTAATCTCGTTAGCAAGACCGCCACGACCATTATTGCCGAAACCACCCCAGCCGTTACCTCCCCAGCCCATGAGGAAGAAAAGGAAGATTACCCACATAAACCAGCCGCCTTCGCCACCGAAACCGTTGTTACCTTTCATGGCAAGGAGGACATTTGGGTCAACACCCTGCTTCTGAAGCAGAGGTGCAAGAAGACCGAGCATCCCATTGTTAGATGTAGAGCCTTCATTTCCGAATACATACGTTTTACTTTCCATATTATCCTGAATCTTTTGTTAAACATTAATTGATTAATACTACGTAACGTTACGAGTACAAAGATACGAATAATATGGATAGGTATTGATAAACTCGTAAAAGATTCTGTAAGAGTGTGATTAGCAAAGATTTACAGTTACGGAAAAGGTCATTAGAATATAGGAGGGGCGATTGGGTCTCTCCTATATATAATAAGGTGTAGCTGTTGCTAGAGATTTATTCCATACTTCCTAGCTTGTTTACGGAAGAAAGCCTTCTTGTTGGAGAAGTATCGAATGAGCGACTTATTCCACTTCTTCTCATGCCCGAACTGGTCGTGAATGCCTTCGGGTATCTTGCCATCATGCACGTACTTTTCAAAGGATGAGATAGACTTGCCCATTTCATGAGCGCACCAGCCCTTGTTGGCTTGTGTATCATTCATCATGGCAGTAAGAAGTGCCACAAGTTCCATATCTCCTTCCGACAGACCGCAAGGGATAGGTTTTCCTTCCGCTTGGGCAACTGCTGATTCATGTGCCTTATCAGCGAGAGCACGAAGTCCAGCCTCGATGATGCTGTAATTTACTAATTGCGACATAAGCATATAGAATTAAAATGAGTGTAATCAGGAACATATCACAATAGTACATCTGATTTGTGATAACAACAGAGTCGTACATGATATGTATCACGTTAACTCCTGCGATATAGAGTATCGGGATGCGCCACTCTACACACAACCTGTGCAATACCTGACCTTTCCAAAGGGAAATCGGATAGAGGATATAAGTGATGAAATAGAAGAACCAGACAGGTTCCTCGTTCTCTTCATACCACAGCGTTATCTCCATCTTGTTGTCATAGAACTGAGATACACCATACCATCGCATAAGCATGACGAGTATAGGCGCATACTTGAAATAGAGCAAATCCGTCTTAATCTTGCTACGTTCGGGGAGAAGTTTCGTTATCTCTCCAATTAACTTCTTGACTCGTAGGTCTTCGTCTTCATCTTGTTTCATAAGCCTTCATTTTTGAGTTTATAATGATTGGATAATCTTTTGCTGATGTAATCACCTGAGATTCAGATGTTCTTAGATGCTGCAAATATAATAAGAAATAATGGAAACATAACAATTTATAATATTTTTAATAGTTAAACTTTATAAATCTTACAGATTGATAGATTTACACAAGAAATAGAGGTAAAAAGTTTCAGATTGAAAGTAATTATCCCCCGAAAGCCTAGCACTTTCAGGGGATAGTCATATATGTATTACTTCTCAGCCTTCGCTTTCTGGTTTATCTTACCTTGGATTGCAGTTCACTGAACTTCTCTCTTTCAGCACGTATCTGTTTCAGGATTGTCTGCTTGGCATCATATCCGTCAGCAGAAACAAGTTTTTCCTTCAACTCCTTCATCTTCTTGCCATACGTGGTATATTCAGATTCCAAATCCTTGTATGCCTTGAAGTATGGATGCTTCGACATAAAGATATACTTCATCGCATCAGTCTGATTGTTGTACTCATCATTCAGGGCAGCGTATCGCTTGTTGAGCACCTTATTGTAGGTACTGATAGCATTATCTTCCGCCACATCAATAGACATCTTTACTGCATCGTAAGCCTCTTCGCTAGGCTCCTTACCCTTCTTCTCTTGATTCAGACCTTCCTTTGCAATTTGCTCGTCAGCAGCAGCATTGGCATCCTTGGTACGTTTCTTTTCCATCATACCCTTTAATTTAGGGTCAGAAGTAGTATCAAAGAACTCATCAGCCTTCTTCTTGTCATACTCGTCCCACTTATCCATCTTATCCTTGATTTTCTTTTCAAAGGACTTCTGATACTTGTCAACATAACCATTGAAGGTCTCGGCATCCATAAAAACCTGAGAAAGGAGATTATCACGGTTGATTTGTCTCTCGGCATATCTCTTCTCCAATTCTGCCAATGGGATTTTCTTGATGTCTCCACTCTTCAATCCCAGTTCATCCATATACAACTCACGGATGCTTTCCTCAGGAGCACTGATAGCCTTCAAGATACCTATCTGCCATTCCTTAGCCGTATTACCATTATCTTTGTCTGCCTCAGAGAGTGCCTGATATAATGCGCCCACGGTCTCAGGATTGAATCCTATAAGCGATTGAACTCCAAGCATACCCAACTTATTTGCTACAGAATACCACTTCTGGTTTCCTACCATCGAATAGATGTTTGCCAAGTCAGATGTGGCAGGGTTGATATAAAGGTTCTGATACCTGAACACATCAGGGTCAAACGTTGGTTTGCCATCCTCCACCTTCAATCCTGCATTGAGAATGTTCGATGCAAACGGAATCACATAGTTATCAGACAAAGATGTGGCAAATCCTTTGAGCACAGCTTCCTCTATCATATCCTTCTTCTTATCATCATCATCGCCAGTGAGCAAGTAAGGAAGTACCTTATATAAAGCCCAAGTGACAGGAACGAGAGTTGCGAAGTTAATCAATCGCCCGATGCTCTGTCTGAAAGTTCTGTTATATGTAGCCTTGGCTATAGTCCTTGCAGTATTCTCGTCAAGTCCATCCTCTTCCATGATTTGTCGGGTCATAGACTCAATAAGTGTAGTCTTATGCTTTCCACCCCATAAATCATAGGTTCTCGCCAGTCCTCGACAAGCCTCAATCTGCATACGACCATAAGCGTAGTTGGCATTCTTGAAGAGTGAGAGAGCGGCAGACACATAAGTTCTATCCACCTGCATAGGCGATAAGTACATACCACCAGAAGACTGCTGTGTCTTGTTGTAAGCAGCCACAGCCTTATAATAAGCCTTCTCCTCTGCCTTCTCCTTTGGATAGCCTAGCTTGGTCAGGCGGTTCACCTCTGTTTCATAAACTGAGCGAGCACCTACTGCACAAGTGATTCCATCCACAAGGATATTTGGAGCCATACCTATCTTGGATATAGTCTTAGTCCAATCATGCCACTTCTCCAGTTCGTCAAGATACTGCCTCAGTTTCACATCGCCATAGGTCATATTCTCAACACGCTTTCTGAAATCAGGAATATTCTCCATCGCCCACTTCCATGAGCCGTAAGGGTTAACTCCATTCTTCACGAATCGGGTAAAGTCACACTCAGGAAGGAATACCGTTGCTGACTGACTCTGCTTGATGGCAGTCCATAAGCGACCCGAAATCTTAGCGACAGCGATACCACCCATGGCAGCAGCAATCCTGCTATCCATCATACCAGAATTCACCTTTGGCTTGTATGTACCAGCAGCAATCTGTGCGGTCTGCTTGAACTCATCCCACAAGGTCTTGCCACTACCATAAGCCACGGAACTCATATTCTGTACTTGGTTTCTGAAATGAGTGTAAGACAGCAGCGTATTAATGTCTTGTCTGAATGGCAGCATAGCCGACCACTCCTCCATTTCCTGCAAATGGTTGAAGGCAACCTCAAAGGCATCAGCATTCTCTATATCAAGAGGAATCACATTCACTCTACGAGTAACAATAGCACCAGTAGATGTACCAGCCAACTGACTCATTGCATCAGAATCTTGGTTCACATCTTCCTTGACGTTTCTTGCTCGGTTATTGATGGCAAGAGGGAAATAGTTCTCCACCTCCTTCATAGGAGCACCGAAGAACTTGGTATGGGTAGCTTGGTATCTTCTCTGACATTCAGGAAGGTATTCATCCTGCAACCACTCACCCATAGCCTTCACTCTTGGGTCAAGATTTTCCTCGATTGCAGTCACATCTTCCTCTGTGATACCCATAGCACGGAGTTTCATTTCTCCATCAGTTTCCTTATTGACCAGATAGATATAGAGCATCTGACCTTGTTTCAGATGGATGGTTCGCTTACCAGTCTCCTTGTTGGAGTAGTCAGTAACCTCAACGTCCATTTCCTTCATACCTTTACCATCAATACCTACAAGATTCATAAACTTATTCTTGCCGAAAAGTTCCTTGGTCTTCTCATCAAGGGCATTGCGGTTCATTTCATTATATAGCTGTTCCTCATCAAGCGCATCTTGGTTCAGCTTATGGAAGTAGTTATACAAGCGACCCTCGCCATTTGCAGAATGCTTACCGAAGAACTTCAAGAACTGCTCAAAGGTATAGGTGGAAGAGAAGACTGCACGCTGCAAATCATTATTCACAAACTTCTTCTTGGCAGTTGTGGTATCATAATAGGTAGAATCCACACCTTCCAAATCCAAGTTGGCACGATGCAGGATTTCGTTCTTGTGCTCGGCAATCTGCTCTCGGAACTCCTTTGCCCTACCCTTACTCTCCTTCACCATTCTCTGAATGTTATTCAGGAGGTTCTCGTACATGGTGATGCGGTCAAACTTATTCTCAAAGAGTTTCTTTTCCAAAGACTTCAACAAATCCTTGTCTTCCTTGGTAGCACCCTTCTTATTCTTCAACTCGTCAATCTGTCTCTGTAACTCGGAAATATCAGCATCATTGCCACCAATCTGCTGCTTATACATGATGGCAGCCTGAATGCCAGCCAGTCTGTAGTCATTCATTTCCACATTGTCTTCATTCTTGGCAGAATCTTCCTCAATGTTTGCGATATAGTTATTCAAAGACTTATCATCCATATTGATAGCCTTCTTATACTCGCTCATGAAAGCCTGACCCTTTGCATCAAGAGAACCCATCTTGATTACACCGCTCTGGTCTGCCCTTGCACCCTTGGTATTGATAAGGTTGTCATAGGCAGTAGAGAGACGGTTGAGATAGTTTTCAGCAAGGATTCCCATAGCCTTGTCAAGGTACTTCTTCACGTCATTGGCTCCAGTAGCATTCTTGGCAGCAGAGAGAAGGTTGCCTACCTTACCCCTGCTCAGTCCGTCACCCCATCCGATGTTGAGCATCTTTCTTACAAGGTCAGATACCGCCTTAACCGTTCTCTGGTCATAGTTCTTCTGATTCAGCACCGCTCTTCTGATATTGCGAAGCTGCTTATTCATATCCTCCAAGTCAACGGACAAATCAAAGTCTTTTGGCTTTGGAGCAGACTTCCAGAGTTTCTTCTTCTTGTTGTACTCCTCCAAGTCTTCTGCATAACCGATTTCTGTTGAATAGTTTTCACGATGAGGACGAACTGGTGGATAGGCATTAGGAGAAAGACCATTATCAGCCTTCCACTTGTCGAGTGCATCTTGGAATCCAGTCTGCTTAGGAGCAGTCTTCCATAAGTTCTGATTGCGAGTCCACTCTACCATTCTGTTGGCGTAATCAAAGATATTCTCACCTTCCTTCATGATAGGTTTCTCCATAGGAACAGCACCCTTTTCTAAATGGTTCTTCTCCATCCACTCTTCCATCTGCTTGTCGTAAGGTGTGGAGCCACGGAGAGAGAACTTTGTGTTGCCATCATCAGTAGTGGTTGGTCGCAATGTATTCTGCAAGAGAGGAGCAATAACATGCTCCGTCAACTGCGTTGGGATTCCGTTGCCGATGATGGTATGGCTCAGGTTTTCAGAGAATGGCATCTTGTAATCATCGCTCACTCCTGATACTCTAGCGAGCACTCTACCCAAGGCACGATATACCTTACCGTCAGGCATCACAATCACATCACCGCTTTTTGTCCTGAGCGTTGGCAGAAGTTCATCAGCGAAGGCATGAGGAATCTTTCCGTCAGCATAGGCACTACCCATCACATACAATGGCTTGTCAATGTTTCTCCAGTCAATGCCATCAGCCTTCAAGCGAACGTCCATCCAAGGAGCCACACCATTCTTCTTCTCTGTCAGGGTCGGGATAATATCAGCCACAGCTTCATACCATCCGCTCTTGTGTGCCATCTTCTTTGGCTTTTCAGGGAGTTTGCCATCACGAACCGCACGGACAATCAATCTCTCTCGGTTGGTGTAGCCGCCATAGTCAGCAGCGTTATACACATCTGCATCCCAAGTATAGCCGTTGGCATCCAGCGCATCCGTAATAATCTTCATCGCTTCCGAATCCTTATAACCCTTCACGTTCTCAATGGTCACCACCTTTGGTTTCACAGCATTGATGAACTCGGCAGTACTAGCAGCAGTCTCCTTGTCAAGTTCCACCTCAGCATGGTTACTCTTCGCCTGAGAGTAGTTCTTGCAGACTGGGCTGGCATGGAAGTACTCCACCTCGCCATCAATCTGCTTAACCAACTCCTTAGGGTCAACATCACGGACATCAGCAGTAACGATGTGCTGACCGAAGTTATTGCGATATACACCGCTTATTTTCTCATCATACTCAACTGCCACAACCGGGTCGATGATACCCTTCAAGCCTTCCTCAACAAGACCGCCACCGCTAAAGTAGGTTCCAGCCTTAATGAGAGTGCCTTCCTTCAGGGAGAACTTAGGTTCCTCGCCAGCAATCTCTGCCTTACGGTTCTCGCCAAGAGCCTGAGCAATATGAATCATCTTCTTGTTAGCCATCTTCCAGCCGCTCGGCATATCCTCAATGGCAGTATTGATAGCATCATCCACCTCATCAGGGGTGTTCAGACTCTTCAAGTCCTCAGCCATATAAGCCGCCCCACTCTCCTTTCCGTCAGCCATATCACGGAGAGAGAAAGACACATCGCCCACGCCCAAGAAAATCTGGTCTTTGCGAGCCACGTCCTCAGTAGATTCAGCGAGAGATTTTCTTCTCTCCTCAGGAGTCATGTTCATTCTTTCCTGCACATTTCTTGCTTCCACTTCGCCAGCAAGCGACTTGTAGCTGTTGTAATCATCATTCTTTGTGTAGGCATTATACAAACCTCTGTTCTTTTCAACGATAGCCTTAGCTTCATCTTCCTTGCCTTCTGCACGCAACTGGCGAATCTGCTTGATTACCTCACTAAACTTCTTCTTAACTTCACCTCTAACCTGAAATTCATTTCCACCCTTGGCGAATCCTTCCAAGTGCTGTATAACATGCTGCACCTCATGCTGCAAGTTCCGCTCTGCATTTCGAGGACTATATAAAAAAGCATCGTTAACCTCTATTGTCTTCGTCTTATTGTTATAGATGCCAAATGTATCAGCACCCAAGTTGGAGAACTTAAACTTCACATCACGGAGTTCAGGATAATACTTGAAGAGAGTATCAGCACCCTTACCTTCAAGCACATCACCAAGAGTCAACTCCTGCTTTATCTTATAGCCAGTTCTACTTCTCAACTCATCGAAGTTCTTCTTACGGATAGGAGACAAGTCTTCGTAGAACTCCTTTTCGTAGCGCATGATGTTGCGGTAGTCCTTATCATCCATACTGTCAAGAAGCTCCTTGTTGTTATCCTTCCACTTCTCATAGTTGAAATGGAAATCAGGAATCTCGAATCTCCACTTGCCATCAGCACCACGCTCCCAGCCAGTAGCAATCTTGATAGCCTTGGCATCCTTCTTCTCCTCTTCCATCTTGCGAGCCACGGAGAGGAAATCCATACGAGTAGTACGCTCCTCTGCCTTGTCAGCAGCAGCCGCACCACGCTCGCCAGCGAGAGAGAAACGAATATCATTCTTGCGAGAATTGAAACGCTTTGAAGGAGGTATCACGTTGCCTTTATTATCATAAGTAATGAGGTCATTCAACTTACGATTATTCTTGGCATTCTTATATCGGTATTCCTTGCCATCATCAAAGCCGAACTCATTAGCATCATTACCATCCCACCATAATTGATTTGCAGGAACCTCGTCTTCAATGATACGATATTTTCCTTCCAATCTATTGTCACCGTGCATTTCAGCATACTTCTTTGAAGGTGTAACCCAGTCACCATTACGCAACTTGCCTTCCTTTACAGAAGTAGGAACGGCACGATAAACCTTAACCTTAACATCTTTCTCGCCATTCTTAATGGCATCAAGGGCATTCTTTATAACATGAGCAGACTCCAATCCATAAGCAGTATTGTTCATATACGCTCTTGGATTGTCGAAATAATCATCAGGCTGCAAGCTATAGCCTAATGCAATATCTTCCAAGTTTACATCAGGAGAGTTTTCTATGTCGGCTCTTCTTGCCTCATCAGACTCATATTGAGGATTTGATGGAGCAGCCCACGCTCCCTGACCTTGGTAATCGCTATCAGCATCACCATAGCCCTTGCGTCTAGCTGATTCATCAAGCATTTCCCTTGCAGTTGATTCATCATTATTAGCAATGGCATCCATATAACGCTTATCAAGTTCATCAGTTGGAATCAGAGAGAGTTCATCCAGATGTTTCTGTCTCTTTTCTTCCTCTTCCTGCGCTCTTTTTCTTGCAGCTTCCATAGCATTACGTTGCGCCTCCACCTGTTTTCTTCGTTCCTCAATCATTGCATCAAGGTCGCCAAAGTTCTCTTTCAAGGCTTCATTTACTGGCACGGTGTACTTCATAAGTTCCTTAAATGAGGAAATCTTGTCTTCATTTGCCTGCAACAAATATCGTTTGATGTTTGCTCTGGCACGTGCTGCATCAGCAGTAGAACCTCGTTCAACTGCATTCGCATACATAGCAACATCATCCTCATTTACCCCAAACTTTTCAGCAACACTTTTGATTTTTTCATCCTTCAATGAAAATTTTATGCCCTCACTACCAACTTTTTCGCCATTTTCCTTGGTAGTTTCAGAAGAATTGTCTATCTTTGCAGCAGATAAGTCATCCGTAAGGTTGGAAAGACCACCAACCTCTTCTGATTGTTCAGAAGGCAGTATGAGGACTTGGTCGCCCTCACGGATGGCTTGTTTCTTTATCAATCCCAAATTTTTATCATTCACAAAGTGCCAATGAACGATTTCCACATTGTCTTTATTAGGATTTACCTCTAATAATACTGTGCGGTTATTACCCTTCTCGTCCTTCGTGTTGATAAGCACCCAATTATATGGTCTAGTTTTCTTTTGATTCTGACCATACAAATCAGGATTGTACAAAGCAGACTTAAAGATTACTTTACTCAATTCAGGAGTAACGTCCTTATGTCTCATATAATTACGCTCAAAGATATTCTTCTTGATAACAACTGGCTTGCCTTCTGTTCCGATAGCATCAGCTATTTTCTTTGGTAAGCTAGGCAATTCTACATTTCTGGTAGGATGCAAGAAGTCTTCATCCGTCAATTCATCAACGGACTTAATCTTATCCAACTTTAAAGTACCATCCTGATTCAGAGGATTCCCCTGATTATCCTTCAACGAGAACTTGGTATGCTCTGTGATTTTCATATCCTCAGGCTTGAAAATAACGTAGTTGGTGTCACCTTCCTCAGCACCACCAAAGTTACGACCAGCCTTATACTTGATACCAGTATAGCCAAGAGAAGAGAGAAGTTGGCTTGCTGCCTTATCATCATTGAAACTTGCATCATCCTTAACACTTCTCATTGAGATAGTCTTATAGAAGTTATCAAAGGTTCTATCCTTCTTCAAGTCCTTAATATCGTAGCTACGCAAAGAAGGTAGTGCTTTAGCTACCTTATCTATCAGTTCATCAGTTATAGGAGTATCCCAATCCAGATAGTTGCTGCCATTATCCTCAGGTATATCAACCTCATATAGATTACGAGACTTATGCGCAAAATCATCTCTGCTCACTTTGTCAAGTTTAGGAAGAACACCCTCCAGTACCTTGATACGTTCTCCAGCATGTTTTGCCATAAAACCACCCTTCTGTACCAAGGTACGCAAAGACTTAATATAAGCACCAACTCCTTCCTTCATAGATACATATTCCTTGTATGCAGGTAAACCTACAAAAACAGCAAGAACCCTTGCTTGTTCTGAGGTAAGTTTCGTGTCACCCATATACTGATAGTCACCGCCAGTCTCCTTACCTAACCGAGCATAGTCCTTTCCTATCTCCTTTGAAGAAGTAACATAGCCACCCCAACCGAATGCTTGTGAGCCAGCACCCTCTCCCATGTGGTCAAAGTCAAACTCTGTGAAGTCAGCACCACTACCATGATATACCTTCAACGAGAACTTAGGAGCATCAGCTATCTCCTGATTGATGCTGTTCACAACATCATCAGTAACAATATCGCCCTCCTGAATCTGCTGAGGTTCACGTCCAGCCTTGCTTACCAAGTCAGCTTGCTCTGCTCTGGTCAAGATACGGTTCACCTTCATCGCACCAGTAATCACCCAAGGGTCAGTCTCTGGGTTCGGGTTGGTACGATACATATAATAGCCATCAGTAGGCAGATGTTTCAAACCAGCCAATGAATGCTGATATTTGCCCGATGGATTGATACCCTCTTGGCGAGCTTCCTCCTGATAATCAACATCAGCAGCATACTCCACCTCAGCGAAGACGAAGTTCTTAGGGAAGAGAGTCTTGTTGCCCTCAGCATCCTTGCGGTTGAACTGAATAGCGTAAGGCACGACACCAAGATGCCAGCCTGGTCTATAGGCTAGCTTACCGCTACCGCCTTGTGTTCCCTTGCCGCCCTGCTTAACCTGAGGTCTGCCAGTCTTGCTTTCTCCTGCGATAGGAGCAGCATCAGCATCGAGCCACACACCAACTGGAGTAGCTGCACCATCAGGGTTCGCTACCATTGGTGGATAGAGTTTACCATCCTTCAATACGAACACCTTGTAGCCGATACCCTTCTTCTTAGGTTCAGGCTTCTGACGGAGAGAGAAGGAAACATCTTCGCCAGTCTCAGAGTTTGTCACCTGACCATTGGCAGTCTTCACGTAGGCTTGTTCGATGGAACGGAGTATCAACTTTGCATTGTCAGAATACTCTGTACCAGTAAATGCAAATCTGATTCTGTTGACAATCTCATGCAACTTAGCCAAGAGAGGATGAGACATTTTTATCATAAGTGTATGAGCATAGTTGGCATCATGTAACCAAATACCGATTTGGTCTGCTACAACCTCCTCTTCCATTGCATTTCTGTCATTCCAATATGTTGCACCACCTTTCTCGTATTTCTGTTGTGTCTTATCTGTAATAGTATTGAAAGCATCCTCACCCATCATGTTCTTGACGAGATTCTTCAACTCTTCAAAAGCAGCAGGATTCTTAACCTTGATTTCGTGAGTCATTTCGTGTCCGAAGACGAATTGTGTACCTAATACATCAGCAGAGTCCAAAGCTAAGTATATCGTGTTAGTCTTTTCGTCATACCATCCATTGGAATCAGCAGAGTGCAGATAAATTATATCAGCACCCATCATCTTAGCAATACGAGACAAAGATTTACGCATCTTCTTGCCTATAGAATGGTCTAGAACATCTTCGCTACGAACAGCATTCTTCTCGACCATTGCTTTTCTTTCTTCACTACTATTTGTTACTTTTGTGTTGTCTTTTGGCGAGAATGGAGCACTATCACGCTCTGCGCCTAAAGGATTCTCTTCCGTTGCATCCTCAGGAACCTCAGGTGCATTTATATTATCATTTATATTGTCATTTATCTTCTCATTATCCGTTTCATTAGACAAATCATTAGATTCATTATCCGATTCGTTATCCAACTTCGCCTCTGACATCGCCTTCGACTCAGCCTTTTCATCCGACATCGCCTTCTGCTCAGCCTCCAGCTCAGCCTTTTGCTGCTCAGCGTAATCTGCATTCTCCTGAGCACGTTTCTGCTCTTCAAGTATGTTCTCAGCCTGAGCAATGCGAATATTCTCAACAAAATTCCTTGCTTCCGATGCCTTAAAACCGCTATTGAGTACACCGATAAGAGCATTACGAATATCCTGAGTATCGAGTGATTCAAGGTTGGATGGGCGATTCTCCCACAAACTGTGAATGAGTGCATCAATGGTAGTACCCTTACCATCAGCAGCGAGCAACTGAGTCTTGGCAAAGTCTTCTCTGCTCAATCCAGTCTCCTGCTTAACACCCTTGCTTGTCTCTGTTCCCTCATAATTGAGAGAGTGAGCACCGAGATTGCTAGCCACATACTCCTCAGCAGTAAGCGGTACAGTATCAGTCACATCAATACCAGTTGAGTCATACAGACGGTGCATCAGAGAACCAACCGTATCTCTATAGAGTTGTGATACAGCCTCAGCATCATTATTCACAGCACTCTTCAATCGAGCAAACTTTCTTCTTGCCTTCTCAATCAGGTTTCTTCTTCCCTCAGGAGTATTCTCTTCCTTGGCTATTCTTCTTTCCTTCAACGAATCACGGATAGAGATTGCAGAGTCATAATGTGCTTGGGCATCAGCAATGGCAGCTTCCTTCTCCTTCTTACTTGCAACCAACTCAGAAGGTTTAGTGCCAGCCAACTTCTTATTCTTTGCTTGCTCCAATACTTTCTTAGCCTTCTTGATTTCTCCCTCCAGCCAATCATCTGCATCCTCACCGAGGTTATTGTCATACCACTCAGCAGCATGAGCAGCATCAGTCTGGCTAAGGTCAACCTCTCCATTCTCATCAACTGGGATAGGAGTACCATCCTCAAATGTTAAACTTTCATTATTTTCATTGCCGTTTGAAGAATTATTAATATCTTTGCCATCGGAATCGTTGAGCGCAGCAGTAGACTCTGGCTCAGTAACACCATGAGAGGTTGACGTGGGATTGGTGACGATTCCTTTTTCTTCTTGACTTCTGTTAAAGTCAACAGCAGTCACAACCCAATTCTTTTTCTCGCCATCGAAACTCTTTCTGATACCTACACCGACACCATCCAGCATTAATGTGTAGCGATTCTCATTATCTTGGAAGATACGACCGCTATTAACAACATTCTCAATCATAGCAATGGCATCATCAGGAGTTTCAAAGTCTTTTCCTTCACCTACATGCTTGCCAAGGATATGAGCCAAGCCCATCTTTTCGTTACCCCATACAAGGTCAATATCTCCTACATCATCACGATGGAAGACACCAAGCAAATCTCCACTCTTATGACTCATCAGGAAGTTGAACGCCTCCTTTACTTTGCCCTTAAACTGATTGTAGATATTACCAAACGCACCAGTTCCTATTGGTTCAGCATCCTCTATTGTACCACTATTATCCTCTATCATTGAGGAATTGGCATTCTCTGCTGTAATCATTTGAAGTTCTTCCTGACGTTGCTTTTTATATTCGTCAATAGTCATTTCACCCTTCAGATGAATCTTGTCACCTCTCTTGCCTACATACGATGTTAGATTACCTTCCTCATCCATTACGACAAATTTAGGCATGGCTCCTTTGTCTTGAATCAGGAACACAGCCTTAGCATTTGGAAAGCGATTCTTTCCTTCTTCATCAGTAACATCTACTCTTTTGACCTTACCATCATTCTCATTTGTTATCTTGCCATAATCAAACTTGTCTTCAATAGGCTGAGACTCCTGCTGAATCTGTTCTGGTTCTTGTGCAGTCTGGTCATTCTTTACGCTACGAGCTACATTAGACTGGTCATACTGCTGCTGAATAGCATCAAGAGATAAAGGCTCAGGCAAGATAGTTCCATCAACAGAAATAATGCAATTACCTTGCTCATCAATACCTTCTATTTTATATTCATGGATTTGTCCCTGAGCATCCTCCATTGTGAACTGAGAACCATCTACCAGTTTGCCATCAATAACATTAGACAACTCAGTAATAGTCTTCTCCTTGGCTTCATTTACCGCTTGCGCCTTAAACTCCTCTGCATTCTGAATGTATGGATTTACAGCAGACAACATAGATACTGGAATAGTTTCTTTTCTTCCAGTAGCCACATTGTATACGATAATCATGCTATCAGAATCAGAGTAATTGATAATACCATCATCATGAGTCTCAATATTACCGCTGATTACATATACTGGATAATCATCCTTACCCATAGTACCCTTTACTAACGCTTGCTTGATAGTTCCATCCTCCACATTGGTCATGGCATCAACTCTCTGGGCTGCGACCTTTGTAGCTGTATCTACTGCGTTCTGAGCATTATCCATGATGCCATCATATAGAGCCTTGGCATTCTGATAATTATAGATTACATTGTCAAGATTATCATCCAATCCCAAGTTGGAAGATATTTGCTCATCAGTCATATTTTCTAATTCACTATCAGAAACACCAAGAGCACTGGCAAGGTTGAACTTCTGCTTCTCATACTCTACCTGAGCAAGATGTTTGTTCTCACCTTCCGTCTCCTGACCAGCAGCATAAGCAGCATTCAACTGCTTCTGACGAATATCAGCAGGAGTATTCTCGTCACCAGTCATAGCCTTAGCTTGCATTTCCATAGTCTTGGCAAGGTTATAGCCACGCATGACACGAAGGTTCTGGATATATGCCCATGCAGCATCCAACTGCTCCTCAGAATACTTTCCTTCTGATACTTGCTTATGAAGGTCAGCACTGATTTTTCCCAAGTTCTCATTAGGAGCAGAGTCAATTCTGTTCTTGATTACTTCCCATTCATCGCCAAGAATCTCAGATGCACGCTGATTAGCCTGATTCAGCCTGTTCTTGAAAACATAGAAAGCAGCGAAGTCGTATGCCTTTATTCCTTGATTTGCGGCTCCACGCACAATATGAGGTGTAGATGCCATACCAGCCATAGAGCCTACACTGATAGCCATAGAACCAGCAATGTCCTCCCAAGTCTTTCTGTCACCTAGTTCCTTTATACTATTGTCACCAACAAGCCAAGCATTAAGAGGAATGTTAACGATTTCCTCAGCAACCTCCTCAGGATAGCTGCCAATACCAAACTTGCTAGAGAATTTCTTTGTATCAAGATACCAGTTCTTGTTGCCTACACCACGGAAGAAGTCTGCCAGTTTCTTGGTATAAGGATTCTTATCCAACAAATCAAATGCTCCACTCTTTAGATGCCAGTGACCGAACATCTTCTCAGTATAATTCTCCAACATTGCAGCAGTCACACCTTTATAGAGAGCCTTGCCAAACGATTCACCTCCCTCATGCAGAAGATTACCATTCTCATCAAATGTACCGAAAGCATAGTTTCCCTTCTCGTCCTGATACAAAGTACCAAGATGTCTGTTCAGCACATCTGAGCCAGTCTTCAGACCTTGCACTGTTGTAGCCATAGCATAAGAGCCAATAATGTCACCAGCAGCAACACCAGTATAATACATAATGTTGTGTGCCAGCTTACCCCATCCTCGCTTAGCAGCAATCTTCATAGCACCTCGTCCGAAGGCTTGCGTCATACCACGCATCAATGGTAAACCTCCAGTTATATAGAAGTCTATCATGTAAGGTGCAGACACACCTGCAACAGAAGTCCAGCGATAAGCCCGACTGCCATACTGGTCAACCCATTCAGCCGATTTATCTGCCTTTTGGTTTGCATCCAAGAACTCCTTTTCTTCCTTGGTTACAGCTTCTCCTTTATTTATCTTATCTCGAATCTGCTCTAGTTTTACAGAGTTCTGAATATCAGAGACACCAAAGTCCCAGTTGCTCTGAACCATGGAATTGGCTATCGCCTTATACATATCCTTAGAAGTATCATCACCAAAAAGGTAGTTTATTCCTTCCTTGATATTGTGAAGTAAAGGGATAGTATTTGCAACATCGGCAAGAGTATTCCAGAATCCACTGCTTTCCTTGCCTGCAAGAGCTTCAAGGTTTCTTACCTCTTCATCTATTTTGTTCTTGGTTGCTGATAGCTGCATTCTTTCCTCGAATGTACTAAAACCACCATCCATTGCAGCAGATAACTGAGCCATAATGTCCTTCTGCTTTTGATAAGCAACATTAAGACGAGCTTCGGCTTGTTCTTTAATACCTTTCTCTGTAACCTCAGTACCATCCTTTCCAATATTCTCCTGCAAGTCGTAGAGACCATTCTTATCAATGGTTTCTGATGCCATAGGTATATCGCCACGCTCTATCGCATTCATGTAAGCCTGATTCCGTTCATCAAGAACAGCTTGTTTCTGCTGAGCATAGTCAAGATTGGTAGTATCACTACTATCAGAAGTTACGTAAGTGTTAAGCCCCTCATCCTTTACAACATTGTCAGTAGGAGCATAAGGAGTCTTGTTGGTTCCGACCTTCACCCGACCGAAATCTTTCTGCTGTTTCTGCTTACGCTGCTTCAACTTGTTATAGCGTAAAGCATCACCAGCAGCAAACTTGCTGGCATTCATTCTGATGTCCTGAGCACCAAGCGTGAATCCTTTACGGTCTTCTTCCGTCATAGGAGTCTCGCCTATCTTTCTAGCCCTAGAAGTTGTGTTGTTCACTGGAACAAACATAGATTCATAGAACTTTTCATAAGTATCAGGAACATCATAGTTACTATCCTTCAAAGACTGATAGAAATTTCTTCTATTTGACGCTCCTGCATTTCCTGCTTGTGTCATTGAACGCTCAAAGCTACCATAACTATCTGGTAGGTCTGTTCCGTGTTCCTTCAATCCCTTATAAAGGGCATATAATGGTTTGTACTTTGTCATATCTTAATTATTTAACCCAGTTTACACCTTTGATAACTATCTTTCCGCCACCATGGGATGAACCGCCACCCTTATGGGCAATCTTCTTTCTGACTATCTTCACAACTTGCTTTCGTCCAGCAGCAGTATTTGGCTTGATACCTCCCTCTGCTACGGTTTCGCTAGCACTTTCCACCTCAGAAGGATGTTCTCCATTCAGTTTGAGATATTCAGAATCCCAGTCTACTTTAGAAGAACCGCCACGACTGCCACGACCACCTCCTGACCTGTTTGCAACAATTTGTCTAGCTTGTGCATTCAGGAGTTTGATAGCAAGTTCTTTCTCGCCCTGACTTATCTTGTTTTCCCTCCAAAGTCTATCCAGTTCAAGTCTAGCCTGATTGTATTCCTGCTGATTGGTAATACGCATTCTGTTAATATCAATTCTCTGCTGACTCTGGTCTAACTTTGTCTTGTTGATGTCGTTCTGCATATCGTGATACCTCATCTGCTCAGCGAGAGTCAGGTTGTTCTTCCGAGCTTCCTCATCAAGAGCAAGTGCCCTCTGATACCCTTCCAGCCATGATGCCCGATTTTTCTCTCTCTGTGCATCCATATATTCCTTTCGTTTATTCACCACCTTAGTCATATCCGACTCAGGATTGTGTACCACCTTTGCACCTTTGGTAGCGAAGTAGATATTGGATAGCGCACGGAGACCATCACCCAGAGCAGCGATACGAGCCTTGGTACGCTCCTTCTTCTCTCGGTTCGCCCTCTGCTCAGCAGTCTCATTCATTTCAGGATTCAGCATCTTATACATATCTGCATAAGACAACTGCTTAGGCTGTTCTACTGCTGGTTCAGGCTTCTTCACGATAGGGACAGATGGTTTATCTTCCTCATCACTTGGCGAACCCTGATTCACATCTACCCCATTGGCGATAGCTTGCTGAGTAGCGATAGTCTTAGCCCTAGCTGCCTTCATAGCATCATCGGTGGGAGCAGCAGCATTCATCTGGTCAACCTTCTTGCCAGCAGCATCCAGTTGCTGCTGAGTGAAGACTGGTGCCTGTGTCTGTGCCACCTTCTGAGCAGCATCCACCCCACTCTGCTGCTTGTTGAGAACACTTTGTGTAGTCTTCAAGCCATTGTTTGAACGTAACATATCTGATGCTTTCATATACTTATGCTTTAATCTTTTGTAGTTTAGCACCAAGACTATTCAGCTCACCCTCATTCGGGAGAGAAGTAGCCTGAGCCTTCAAGCCAAGAGTATCATCAGGGTTCTTGGCAATACCGTTCAACTGCTCCTGAGTCACATTCATATCAGGAGCCTTACTTTTGCCACCGCCACTATCAACAGCAGCAGCGATGTTGGCAGCAGTACCAGCCACACCAGCCACCGCATTGGCAGTATCAGCAGCCTTCTCAGCTTCAAGACCCATCTGCTGACCCTGCAACTGGCTATTTCTTGCCCTATACTGATTCTCAATGTTATCCTTTCGGGCATCATTTACAGCCACAATCTGTGACGTAGTATCAGCAAGAGTCTTGTTGTTTGCCTCCTTCACCGCAGTAGTGGAATCCTCAGTACCGCCCATCACCGCTTGTCTACCCTTCGCAGCCTTGTTTCTGTTTTTGATTTGCTCCTGCATCTGAGTAAGCAATCTTACAGTATCGGCACGCTTGGTAGGGTCTTCATTGTACTTTCTATCAAACCATGCCTGATTTTCTTTCTGTTGTTGGGCAATCATCTGCTCCTGCTTCTGTCTCGCCTTGCGGTTAGCTATACCACCAGCGATGCTGCTTGCAAGTCCAAGACCTGCCCCGATTAAAGTTCCTAACATATATATGTATATTAATTATTAATAATGTGGCAAAGATACTAAGACCATCTGATAATCATATCTTATCCGTTTATTTAGGTATGTAAGTAAACGGATAAGGTTTCCGTTAACATAATTATGACTATCTTTGCACCAAAATATTAAGGAAATGGCAGCAGATAGAAATACAAAAGGTCAGTTCGAGAAAGGTCGGACTAAGACTGGAGGAAAACAGAAAGGTTACGAGTCTCCTATCACTAAGGAGTTTCGTGAGCTGTGTGCCGACTTTTCTAGAGAAGCATGGGAAGACTTTATGGCAGCATGGTATAAGTGTGAGCCGAAGGATAAGGTAGCATCATTTATCAAGATACTGGAGTTCAACTGCCCTAAGCTTCAGACCGTCACTCTTGACGATAAACGTGAGGTTCACAATGCCCTCACCGAGAAGTTAAGACAGATGTCAGAAGAAGAAGGATAAAGTATTTTAGTCATAAAAAAAACAATTGATTTTTTCATAGGTTTTTTGGTTTATAAGGTTTTAAGATTGTTAGGATAATAAAATAGGGAATGCGTGAGCACTCCCTATTCTTTTATATTCACTATCAGCAACCGCCTCTAGCCCTTCTATCCCCAGCCATATCCGTCTTGGAACCACGATTCACCGATGATGGCTTATACCTGATTCCTGAACGTGTATGGCTAGCATCCATTCCCTTGCGAGAAGCTGCCCCATACTTCTTATCGTGAGCAGCGTTATGTCGGGCAAGTTCCCTACGCTTAGCCTTCTGAGCAGGAGAAGACTCGAAGCGAGTATCGTAGGCAGACTTCAGTGCCCTAGCTGCTGGGTGCGTTCTGTAGTATTCAGCAGATATACTTAGCATGTCTCTTCTTCAAATATTAAATAGCAGCAGAAGGAGAAGGAGCGTCACAATTAGGACAACAATCACCATAATCTTCGGTTAGAACAATCTCCCAGTCCTCAGCAAAAACATCAGATGAAGAAGGAACCCAAGAATCTGCACGACCATCAGGATTGATAATCAACATCTGATTGGTATAATCAATGTGCGCATTCTCACGTCTCATCAGAATATCCTTAGCTGACTGAGGCAGCGACTGCATCGTAGGAATGATGCCGCCTTCAATATGAGAAGGAATCTGTTTGACAACAAACATACCTTTGCCATTCCATCCCTTGCGTCTTACCGCAAGACCAGACTTCAAAGCCTCAATAACCTCACCAAATTCCATTCCGACAAGTTTACGATAAGCATCATCAAACACACTCTTAGGAGACCAAGACTTATATCCGTCCTTGTACTCTACTAAGTAGCCATCTTCCTCAACGGTTGCTGACTTAATTTCTCTACCTAGCACTTTCTGTGCTTCTGGCATAGTCATAGGCATTGCCATAATTACTTTTGTGCCAATATACATTGACATACTACTTGTTTTATCACACATAACTTAACAATTTAAATTAATTAATATATCTTTTTACTCCTTATCTTCCTTCAAAGTATCTGACTCTATCTTCATAGCTTAATGTCTTTTCGATTTCTCGATGTTATATTGGTCACAGATGTCGCAATATGCGCCATAAGCCAAGCTATCAACCATTTCATTGTACTTGTCACCATTATGACCTTTCACCCAGTGGAAACGAACTCCTGCCAAATGAGCAGAGCATTTCTTGTACAACTCGTAGAGGTCAGGATTCTTTTTGGGCTTATATGACTTTGAGAGCACCAAGATACAATACTGGCTATCTGTATAAATATCCACATATGCACCATCAGGACAAGCGTTCACAGCACTAATAATTGCCAACAACTCCATTCTGTTGTTTGAGGTATTAAGTTGACCATGATTCTTCATCTTTAAAATTTCCCCATCTTTGAGAATGACGTATGCTGCACCACCAGCCTTAGCTTGAGAATAGTTATCACAAGAACCGTCTGTGTAAACTACATAATGAAGACCATTGTCAGGAAACTCCTCTTCAATCTCATTGATAATTGTCTTTTCATGCTGAGGAACTTTCTTTGCTACTCGCAAACTAGGTTTTCTTCCTCTCTTAGCAATCAGCACACCATTATACGCTGAAACAAGAGAGTGCCAATGATTAGGAGCTTCGCCATTTTTCTTTTTCCATCCCACTTTTGATGCAAGATTCCAAATGGCATCAATCCATTCCTTATCATCCAATTTCATTCCATGAGCACAATACTCATCGAACTCTTCGCGTGTAGGCACGTACACGTTAGGTTGTTTATTATTATTTATCATAACGAAAATATTTAATTAAATTTATATTCCGTAGGCTTAAAATAGGAACTGGTTGCACGTTAGCTGAGGGAAGTAAAATCCCCCTTACCCACAAGTCTTTCATTGTGGTGGAGGATTCACTTGGGTGGAGACTGTATATTCGCCCCTTCCATCGACCTATCACAAATCTATACGTGAATCGGTTTTGCAGCTTTCTGAAATATAGTTTTCAGTCCTTGTCGCTCCTTCTGCAATCAATCCTGAGCTTTGCCATGACTCTTCCTTGCAATTTATAGACTCGATGAATCGGAATGTATCTAGCCCTTAGTCTTCCATCTTGTCTTGTCTCAAACTCAGGGGAATAAAAAAGAACCCCCGAGTGTTGGTTACGGACAACGACTCAGAGGTTCATATCTTGTAGGCTTACGCCTTGAAAGGAGAACTACTTTAGCCTGTCAACCGTAACATTGACGGTGCAAAGATAGAAACAAAATTTGAAACCTCCAAATGCAAAGTTTTGTGAAATTTGTTAATTCGTGCAGTTTGAGGACATTTGAAATACAGATGAAATACATTTGGGCATTTGTTAAAGAAATATAAAAATCAAACACTTCAAAAGACAGACTGTAAGCATCTGACTCATAGATTGTTGAATATAGCTTTGGTGCTAAAAGTTTCGCTGGTGCTAATTTGGTGCTAAAAACAATATAAACAAACCACACCAATAATATAACTACCTATATATCAACAAGAAAGCCTATCCTCACGGACAGGCTTTTCTGAAATTATACAAAAACATTATGAATTATTTCTATTAGCGAACAAGATTCTTATTTTTCTGATAAGTAACTATTCTATCTAAAAGTCACAATAAACCGAATATATCTTAAGTTTCAAACATCTTCTTGTTTTCGTTTGCAAAGGTACTACTTTTTCTCTGAATGTGCAATACCTAAAAATGGGGGTTTTCACTATTACCTAATAGTAGGTATCTGAAAAAAGATAAACATACGATAGTTTCCTGAACATACAGGATCAGGACAAGAAAACTGCGTATTTCTGAATAGAATACACAGAGATATGAATTTATATCACAGAGATACGGAGTGAAAAACACAGAGATACGGATTTATTTCACAGAGATATCCCGGAAAAACCCAGAGTTTTCAAGCGCAGACAATAAAAAAAACTGCAAGTCAGATATGAAATCCAACCTGCAGTTTCTATTAAAATCTCTCTCTCAATCTATTTTGATTCTTGAATCTACACCTTCGTGATTACTTCAAACCACGGTTGATGAGTGTAGCATTCAAAAGCATCACGTACTTGCGATACTGTGTATTGTTGAGGATGCTGTGCATGTACTTCAAATCCTTGATGACAGCCTTGTCAATCATAGCTGAACGATCCTCCTTAGATGCTGAAGCAGCATTCATCATGTCTGCTGTGAAGTTCTTGTGAACGTCAGAAACAGCATCAACCTGATCGATATTAAGTGACAATGCATCAGCCAAGCTACCCATCTTGATGTTCATGTTGTAAGCTGCTGTTGCGTTTGTAGCCTCTTCTGCTGCAAAAGTAGTTGTCATACTCAACAATGCTACTGCTAAAATCATAATCTTCTTCATAATCTTTTTACCTTTCTTTACTTTACGAGTCTCATGGAGCAGATATCCTAATTGCTCCGTTCCCAGAGAACTCTTGTTAAACAT